GTGGCAGGAGCCGGCCGAGACCTTCGAGAAGGCTATCGACGCGTGCTACAAAGCGTACCCGATCGTAGCCCCGCGCATCGCTAAGCGCTTTCCTCTCCCCCGCAGGTAACTCTCCCCTCCTATAAATGGCCCTTCCCATCACGACGCGCGGTGTCTTTCTTGAAGATTACGTTCTGGGTCAGGGTTGATTCAATTCTGCGTGTCAGCTCTTTCTCAGCTTCCGCGATCCAGAGAACAATCTTTTCCTTCAGGTCAGGAGGTGCCGAATCCCACCTAGCTCTAGCTTCCTCCCCTTTAAGATCTATAGCGCGAGAAAAAGCTTCTGGGAGAATCGGTTCTCCCGGCTTCGGTTCTCTCTTGGGGGCAATAGGCTGAGCTTTCGGTTTGCTAGATTTGTCCTCTGCCTGCTGATTCTTTTCTGCGGCTGCAGGCTCTGACTGCTTAGCAATTTGGTTTAGCGGAAGTCCAGAGTCCGGTCCTCCCGATTCGTCGGCAATTACCCGAATAGTTTTCCAGTTGTTCTTGAGACTTGTCTTGAACATGCCACTAGTGCCCAAGTTGAAATCAAGCTCTCCAAGCTTGTCCGCTGCCCATTCTTTGGTTGGAAACATGCGGCGAATCTTGGTCCCGTCTTCCAGGAAAAACTTAAAGTGGGAATCACGGGACTTGTAGCTTTTGAAGAACGCTTTGTCATGACCAACGGGTATTGCGTTGAACAGGTCGAATCCAGCTAAGCCCCCACGTGCATTGGGCTGCAGAATGTAACGCACCTGGACTTGCTTAGATTCCTGTTGCTTGCTCAAGCGCTGAGCCTCTTCTGCGATGATTCGGCCCGAGGTAAAGACTTTCGTGCTGAAAAACGAAGCGGAGCCATCGGCTAGGATGGCCATGTGTTTCTTCATCGCAGTGAAGTACTGAATCCAGAGGTTGGCCGCCTCCCTCACATCACTCGGTGTTGTCTTGCCTTCAGCTATGGCTTTTAGCTTGGGCACAAAATCGTTTTCCCACCGAATCTTCTTGTCCTTGGACTTTGGGTCCATCAGTTTTTTGGCGACGGTTACCAGCTCTCTTATCGAGAGAAACGCGTAGCGGTTCACGTCGCCTACGCCCCGGCCTCGGATACCAGACAAAAACTCAACCACGTTCTTGAACGTAGTAATTAGAGCTACATCAGGAGGCACGGATACAGGCTCAGCATCCGCAGTACGCAGCCGAGAGAAACAGGCGACCAGCCATTGAGCCCTAGCCAGCTTCCTCAGAATTATTCCATGCATCACCGAAGATAACTCCCTATTTAGTTTGAAACTAAGGTTCTACGGGCCCAAAAACCGGGTTGGAATGGTAAAGAAATCCAGCTCCGGAAATTTTGGGCGGCCAAGGGTTTAATTGAGAAGGGTTTAACGTATGCCTAGCGAAGTATTCGAGGCTCTGGTTTTAGCCGCGTCTGCTGACGACATCGACCACACGCCTCCGTATGAATTGCCCCTCTTGATGAGCGCGGAGCAAATGGCGGCGTTGAAGCGGGGTGAAAGTATTCCGATAGAGTACATTTCGATCTTTAACCCTAGAAAACTCACTAAGATCGAAGAGTAGGACTCGTAAATCTGTAAAACGTCTCTCTGAGATACCCGATTCCAGGACTGAACGAGGAGTAGAAGATGGCGAAGAAGACAACGAAGAAGTCCCAGGCAGAAAAGCCCAAGTTCAAGTTCCACGAGGAAAACGAGTCCTGTGACGAAGATGTTCTCAGCACTGGACTAGTAGACCTGTTTCGAAGTGTTGAACTGAAAAAGTCGGGGATAGAAAGTCTGACGGCAGCGTTAGATGTGCTGACTGCGGGGCTAACGGAGTGGACCGTCGAAGAAACTGACTTCCACCTTTATCCCAGCAAGTCTCCAGGATCTTACGAACTAGAGGGCTGGTTTTCTCTCCGGGGTTCTCGCCTCGCTACAGAAGAAGAAAAGGCTAAAGCTCGTACGGTCTGTGAGCAGGACGATTTGCTCCGTGCGAAGAATCGGGCAAAGTCCGACCTGGCAGTGCTAAAGGATATCAAAAACAGAAATCCAGAGCTGTTTGCAAAGGTGCTCAAATCTGTGCGGGGCGTAAACGAGTGACCCCCGAGGGAAACTGGAACCCGTGGTTTCGATATGTGGGAGCCATGATGATTGTTGGCACCGGATTTCTCCTCACTCACTCCGAGTGCTTGGAGATTGTCGGCGGCGTGATTTTCCTGGTTGCGATGCTCGCGTATCTGGCTAGATGGCTGCTCTGGGTAAAGAAGCTCTGGGTAAAGAAGTTCCACTCCTAATTCCGTTCTGAGTTGTTCGGCATTTCCGAACACTTGCCTCACATGCACAATATCCCTTTCCCTGTTTTCGCCTAGAAAACAGGGTATGGGTGTTTTTACGGGTACCTTGTTCCACGGGCCGAACCCTGCCGATAGTACAGGGAAAGGAGGTTCAAATGTCGCAAGATCGCGTTTATGCACCGCATAGCTTTGAGCCTTGGCGTTTGAAGGACTTCGACTTCTGCAACGTGTGTTCGCTGCCCAGGCACAAACACGAGCAGATGTATGAGCCCAACGTAACAGCCACATTGTGTAATGAGCCTATTGAGGGCTTTGACGACACGGTTTGCGACAAACCAAAGAACCACAAAGAATATGACAATCCGTCGGAGCACACCTGTTCCGGAATCAGAGGCAACGCATGACGATAGCTAAGTGTCCTCCGCACCGATTTGCACTTCGTCAGACAACAGGTCGCGAGACATGTATTGATTGTTTTGCGGAGGAGGAGGAGGAGGAAGACTACGGACCCTACGTAGCAGGCAAAGTTCAGGCAAACAGTGCCGACCGTGTAAGAAAAGCATATTCAGAACTGGGGGCAGCGGTTGAGGCCTGTGCCAGTGAACTGGAGCGCATGGGTTTTTCGTACAACGATTTATTGAGCCGTCAGGCTGCGCTGGTCGCTACTACACAGGTAGAGACTCGTGTGCGGACTATTCGAGAGCTTGCACATGGTCTAGACTCAAGAGCAACCTACGCCGAAGACGGAACGCGGCGTACAAGTGTCCCTTTGCACTCTGTGCAAAGTCTAACAGCTTTAGCGGATAGCGTGGAGAAGGGAACTGGGCGCTTGGGTTACAGTCCCGACTACATTAGGACCTTAGAAGCCGTTCTCGTGTCCATTCGGGGCTCAGGTGCGTGGGCAGCTATAGAGGCAACCGATTCAATCGGTCTTGGCTGTCAGGCAGATGGGCGTGCGGAGTTGCGTGAACACCTGGCTTCTTTGCCCGCAGATCTAGAGATCCGAGTCAGAGCGAAGATGTTCAAGCTCGCAGCAGAAGCTTTGTTGTCAGCGCCCCCGGGTCCCGATACCAAAGAACATCATTACGCTTTCCTTTGTGCTCTCGCAGACAGGCTGGAGCAGAAAACCTGATGTACTCCGAAGACGAATTGATTCAGCAGGTACGCGAGCTTGTGGCTATCGCTGTAGAAACGGGAAGAGATCAGGAGCGCCTAAAGACCAAGTTCAACGTGGCCGCGTTCTTTGACAACAAAGCTGCCTGGTCCTCCGCTACATTCGGTCCTGGTGACCGCTATCAAGGGGTATGCAACCATATCCGAAAAGAGCTTCAAGAAATTGAATCAGACCCCTCCGATCTGACCGAATGGGTAGATGTTGTTCTGCTCGCCATGGATGGCGCGTGGAGGGCGGCGGGCGCAGACGGAGAGGCTTTCGTTAGGGCCCTCATCGCCAAAGACGAAAAGAACCGCAGCAGAACCTGGTCTGACTGGAGGACACTTGCTCCAGATGCTGTAAGCGAACATGTGCGAGAGGGAAAAGAGCGATGAACTTCGAAGCGTTAGCGGACCTCATGGGAGGTAAAATCGAAACCGAAGGCGAAAAAGACCGTACGATATTTGTCGTGATCGGCACACCAGATAGGAAGGTGCTCTTCCTTCAACGAGAGTGGAACGGTAAAACCGCCTATCTTGCAAACCCGTCCAAAAAGGAACTTGCGCGAGCGAAGCGAAAGCCCTTTGACATGTTCTCAGAACTACCCAAGAGATTGATGTGACCGATACGGAATTTGATCCTACCACCTGTGTAACCGCAGGCTCCTTACGTCTAGCAGGGCTGAAGGTCCCGGAAGCGATTCCAGACTGTGCCTGGGTTCCTCGTCACGCAATCTCTCTTCAGTTATCGGAAGTTGAGACAGCAAATACTGGAGAATTCCGTTTCAAGATCTTCGCTACTTTGAGGGAACCCCTTCGGTGGCTACAAGTAAATTGGCACATTGATTTTGGGTGAGGAAGAAAAGCTATGTACCGTGATTCCGATTCCGACACACCCATCAGTGCGTGGATAACTCACACGAGTTCTGGTCACGAAATTCACATGACCAATGTCAATTCCAAGTTGGGAGACGTTGTAGTATTCCCATTACGCCTTTCGGACGGAGAGTCTCAGCGTCTTCTCTCCGATTTCTATCAGATGCTTCGCGGTCAGATGATCTTGCGACTTGGGCTCTTCCCCGCGCCGAAGCGGCCCACGTTCCTCGAACGTCTTCGTTGGCTCTTTTTCGGGTGAACAAGTATGGAGCAAGAAAAAGAGTCTCTAACTATCGAAAGAGCGAAGCGTGTCTTGGAACGCGCTGAACGCCGACTAGACTACCATCTTCGTATAGGGGACGCTCTGGAAGACGAGGCCCGAGACCTGTACTACACGAATATAGATTCTCCCGAAGGAAAGAAGTGGGGTCAGCTGAAAACGAAAGCTTGGCGCCATTTTGTGATCGCCGGAGAACTCAGTGGAATTATCAGGAGGTAGCGGATGGGAATGAGTGTCGAAGAGTACGAAAAGTGGAAGTCAGCGCATCCTCGCGTAGTGGTAACTGAGAACCCTAATGGTGGATGCGTTCTTACTGTTGATGGCGACGAAGTGTGGAGAGACTACACTAGTGAGCCAGAGGACATGTGTCTTACACGCGACCTCAGTGTTTTCGTGTACACCCTACGCTCCGCGATAGACGAGGCAGAGGTTAGAGGGGCGGACTGGGCTCTCAACGCCCTGGCTCGCAATAGAGGCAGCGTACTGCCAGACGGTAAGTTAGCTACGGGTGAAAACGTTTGCCTCATGTACCGCTCAAAATAGAAAGCCCCCTATGCAAATTACAGAGGGTAGCTGGGTTCGAATTTGTGCAATGGGTGAACCGCGAAGTTCTTTGGCCGGAAGACTGAAGGTGGGCAGTGTGTGGTTGGTTCGTGCGGTCCACGAAGCAAGCTACTCTATTTCCGGCTCATTGAATGGTTACGTTTACTCCGTTCCAGAGAGTTTAGTACGGCCCTGGATTCCTCGCGCTGACGAGATGGTTCTGATAGGCACGCCTCTATGGCCGAGAATGTTGGCCTCCGTACACAACCCCAAAGGGACGTGGATGGTCACCTACTACGGGGAACAGCGCACCTTATTTTCTGTGCCCCTTGCTGAAACAATCCCCTATCTGGGTCTGGGGAGGATGCCCATAGAAGTTCCGAAAGAGACTCGCGCCGCAGCGGAAGCCCTCAGCAAACAAGTACGCTTTCCCACGGTTTCCCACTTCCCTTCAACTTGTTTGCGGTGTGGTGCTCCTGCGTACGAAGGGCTCTTTTCTGCCGAGTGTTCTAGGAAGTTCTTGTGCGGAGTCCGTTCCCCTACGACAACTCCACAAGTCCGCAAACTCTTGAAAAAGACTCCAATGGGAGCACTGGAAATAGTTTACCAAGCGGAGTTACCCGGCGAACCTCCTCAGGTTCACCCAACACGTGAAGGAGCTATTGCTCTATGGCACGAGAGAAACTCATGAAACGTACCGCAGTTCTTGAGGAGGCGGCTAATGTTTGTGAGCGCATGGTCATTGGTGGTCGTGCGTGGACTGAAGAGCAGTCGATAGCTGCCGCCGCTCTATTTGCAGCGGCAGGTGAAATACGTGCCCTGCCAACTGACAATGAGGACCCCATGATTGCAACGCTGACTTTCAACCTCCCCGAAGAGCAGGAAGCCTTCGATGCCGCTATGGAAGGACAGGGGGCACGGATCGCTCTTTCTGAGATACGAACCCATCTTCGAAATAGACTCAAGTACGGAGAGATTAGTGAGGAGGTAAGCAATGAACTTAGAGAGGTTCAGACTCTACTGTTTGATTCTACCGAAGGTTTAGACCTATGATGAAACTAGGGATTAACCCTGACGCGGGCCCTCCGTACGCAGGCTGGGATTTCTCCAAGGGGAACTTGGCTGTGGTAGCCAGTCGCAATGGATACGGTTCCGTCCTGTGGTGGGTGGGTCTGGACATAGACCTACAGATCTCAGAATACGGAGCCCACGACCTAGGTGACCTGGGTCTGGACGACGCTCCAGACGGAATCCACGTCTGGCAAGGAAACTATATCTGGTCTAGTGGGGTAAACTACGAAGGAATAGATGAAGGAGGTGACGCTGAACCGAGAGGGGTCTTTCGCCCTCCAACCACTGAAGAGTGGGCTTTGATACAGAAAAACGAATGTCCTTGGAACATCGAAGACTGGAAGGTGAAGGATGAGTGACCAACCTGCTATGTCGCCGGAAGAGGCGGTAGTCCGCACCACAGTGGTCCTTACCGACCTACTCGCCTTCAGTGCGCCTGTCGCCTCCGCTGCCGAGACCAAGGCCTTAGCGTCTATTCTTGAGACTCTCAAGATAATTGCGGAGAGGCCCGACATGGTCTTGGGTCCTGACGCAAGTCAGAAGTTCGTCCAACACCAGAATAAAGAGAAGGCGTCGCTTCTCTACGTGCTGCAGAACACGGTCATCGAACAGGCTCACATCCTGGACGCCGCAGTCAAGACCTCCAGTGAAATGGGGTGGGACATGCTGAGTCAAAAGGGAATGATCTCTGCTTTTCGTTGGGTGAGCGAGTTGCTGAAAGCGGTTGCCGTGGACCTGGCTCCAGACCTGAAGGTCGACCGCGTCGATATCGAAGAATATCGAAAGGGGCGCGAAAAAGATGGCCCCCCTCCTGCACAAATCTAAAGGCCTATTTGAGTATCGTGTAGTAGACGGGTATCATCGCCTAGTTGTTCTAGTGGACCCAGAACTGCACCGGTACCTTAGAGCCTTAGTTCCTAGAGGAGCGACGTGCAATCGCCCGAGATACGCTCCTCACATCACAGTTGTTCGAGGAGAGGTCCCTCCTCGGCTAGACCTATGGGGTAAACTTGAAGGTCAGGAAGTAGAATTTGAGTACTCTGATTTTATCCACCACGACGGTACGTACTGGTGGATAAACTGCTTCAGTTCGACGCTAATTGATGTGCGTCTGGAACTGGGTTTACCGTCTAGCTATCGTCTAACTAGGCCTCCTGACGGCACCGAGTGCTTTCATTCTACTATCGGAAATTCGAAGTAAACCCTCACGGGTTATTTGCGTTTCATGTATACGTACCTAGCTCGTTTGGTGAAGGTTGTAGATGGGGATACAATCGACATAGACATTTCGCTCGGATTCCGCATCACCATAATGCAGCGTTGCCGTCTTCGTGGGATAAACACACCTGAGACTCGTGGTGCTTCTAGAGAGGCAGGGCTGAAAGCTAGCGAGTTCACCAAAGCCTGGCTAGCCGGAGTAGAGCAGCTAACTATTCATTCGTTCAAACCATACGGTGACGACAAGTTTGGCCGCTTTCTAGTGCAGGTGTTTAAGACGCCTACCGAGCCCTCCTTGAACGATGCTCTTTTGGCTTCAGGCAATGCAGTACCGTTCATGGTGGATTGAACCCTGCTGATAGTACTGAAAACATCCGTTGCCGCTTTCTCCCCAAATGCTATTTAGTAGCTAGGAGGTGCGCTATGGATTGGATTCATATCCTCGCTTTGCTTTACTTCTTGCTGCTGACGCCTCTGGCTTTTGTGGGGTCCTTGTCCCTTTATTTACTGGCGGCAGCGCTTTGGCCGGGCGAAGACACCGATCGCAAATAGGCAAAGCTGTGAGCGAAGAAGACGACCCCTTTGGTCCGTGGGTTCCTACATTCAAAGTGTGGAACCTAAAGAGAAAAGGAACTGCCTCTCCGCCCAAGGATGCCGTATATGTCGGGCGCCCCTCAAAGTGGGGTAACCCGTTTCCTTTGAACGCCGAGGCCGACAGGGAGACCGTTCTCGCGCAGTACGAAGACTGGCTCTTGCGCCAGCCTGTCTTGCTCGCCGCTGTGCGCTCGGAACTGCGGGGCAAACATCTAAGTTGTTGGTGTGCCCCTAAATTATGCCACGCAGACGTTCTTCTACGAATTGCCAATACAGACCTGCAGGAATCAATTTATGAGCATGTCCAGAGCACAGAGGGAAGCCGCCAGGGCTTCCATGGACGCACGCCGCGCAAACGCAGCGGCACACCGGAATAGCCAGGCTGTCAGCGCCGCACAAAAAGATGCGGATGTTAGGCAGGCCCTGGAAAGGAGTCGGACCCGAGAGGGAACTGAGGTAAACGAGATTCTCAGCACAGGTATGCACCACGCTTTCTTTCTCCGTCTCAGGGGTCAACCCGGATGGCAAGCTACTCTTTCTTTTCCGCGCGACAAGCTCGCCTCCTTGTTGGCAGTCGTTGAGAAGAAGGCCCCTAAACTCATGATTCAGGATTATGGCGGTGCCATGTACCACATTGCAACGCAACCTTGGATCCGTGCAATGGAAACGTGGGCACCTCAGGGAAAGGGTAAAGACACTCAGTTCCGATCCCTGTGCACTCACCTCTTTGCGAAGTTTCCTACGCCGGTATTTCTCTGGTCTGGCTTCTTCGAAAGCAACAGCCTAGTGTTTGCGCCCATCATCGCTAGTATCGCAGCGGGAGGGAGCCTATACGACCACGTAAAGACGGGTGCGTTGAAGGTGCCCCTCACTCGAAAGATGTGCCACGAGTTCCTGCGGAACACCGCGGATGTTGGTTTTATGGAAGCCATCCGAGGCGTGCAGGTAAGGGCCGCAAACGGGGACCGCAAGTTACTTCGGGCGTGGATGTCCAGTACTCCTGGACGCTCTCTTCAGGGAGAGGACGAGGCGTTCTGGGCTACCGTGCTTCATTGGCTGTCTCAACAGTCTATGTTGGACATGAGCCGAGTGGGACCGCTCTGCGATTACATCGCCTTCAGGAGACGCCAGGATGCGACCTTCAGCATGAAGGGGCGAGGGGCACTGGCAACCCTGCGCAGTATGGAAGAATGGCACGGAAATCTGCAACGCGTAAAGGCGTCCGGGCACACTGTCTTCGCTCCTTCGGGATACAAGACGGGATTCTTTGACCTGACACGTCCCAAAGCAACTCGGGACATTTGGCATGTTACGGAGATTCTCACGGCCAAAGAATTGGCGGATGAGGGTCGCTTGATGCGGCATTGTGTTTATTCCTATCAGTGGGCAATCGAGAAGGGATCGACCTCCATCTGGGTTGTGACTAATGAGGATGACACCGGACACTGGCGTAAGCTGACGGTTGAAGTTCGAAATGACCTCAAGAGAATCGTCCAAGTACGAGGATCCCTGAATCGAATGCCCGAAGCCCGAGAACTGAACCTGCTAACTAATTGGGCCGGTCAGAACGGGTTGACAGTTTCTGTGTAGAAAACAGAAGCAAGCCGGTAAAAGAGGCGCATGTGGACACCTGAAAGTATCGCGCAACTTCTTGCCGAAGAAAACCCTGATGCTCTTCTGGCCGAAGGGTTTGAAGACGCTTTCCTAGGAGTTGTACGTCGTTGTGGCCAGCCCAGCGTTGCTGCTTATTCCTACGAACTAGGAGTGGCGACGTTGGTAGCGAGGGAGAAGATGACGTACGAAGAAGCCGAGGAGTGGATGGAGTTCAACGTAGTTGGGGCCTGGATGGGTCCGGGCACTCCGGCCTGGATTTGCTCGGGAGACCTTTCTGCGGTAGCTACTTCTCCCTCTAAGAAGGATAAAAGGAATTGAAATGATTGATGACCGTCCCTCTTCCCCTCCGGCTCCGACGGGAGCCGCCAGCGTCCTGTGGACTCTAGTATTTCGTTTTCGTAGCATGTTGGCCGACTACCTGAGAGAAAACCCTCAAGAGGCGTTGCACCCAACTGTGCGAGCTGAACTGGGTAGAACACAGGTTCTCTTGGACACGTTGCGCGCTTTACCTGATTCAAAGTAAAGCTTATGGCAACTTGCACAGCCTGCGGAGCCCCGAGTGCTTACAATTCTGGATTCTCTCTGGAATGCGTAAACAAGCAGTGCTCTTTCTTTTCTCAAAGACAGTGGGATGACACTGTCGGCAAAGAGCCTTTTTCTGTGCTGACGTTTGGTTCAAACGACTTGCGAGTCACGTCGGTCAAGGACGTAAACTACATACTGCTAACCGTGAAATCGGGAACAGTGAACGTAAGAGTTGAGCAGGCAGATGAAGACGAATGGCGGCACACCTGTCAGGCAGCAGATGTCGTTCGTTCCACCTCCTCCGGAAAGCCCTTTCACCTCTATGTAGGAATGTGGAATCCAGAGTCTCCTGAATCTCACGAAGTTTTAGTGGAAATGCTGGACTCACTAGGAATATGCCTGTACTCTAACTCTCACATTCTTCGCCGAGGACTTTCTCTTTCTAATCTCGCATTCAGCACTATCTAATAGCACCCGACTTCTATCTGGACTCGCTAGGAGGTAGCTATGACAATTCACATGAATGCGCGATGTGACTTTGACCGCTGCAAGACAATTCAGCCTTTTTCCTTGGACTCTGCTGCGGAAACCGGGGACATAATTTTGAATGGTCTTCGTCAAGGAGGATGGAAAGTGGAAGGGACTTTCAATGGAACTCCGGGCGGAGTGAAGTTGACGTGCCCCTTCTGCATGAAGCAGGCGAAGCTGCCTACTCCCTGAGTTCCTCCTGTAAAACACTCAGAGAAACCAAAGGCACCCCGTGACCAAAGTTCTGTTTTTCACCGCATCCTGGTGTCAGCCGTGCTTGGCCGTGAAGCGGATTCTCAAAGAGAATCCGGAAATCGCCGATAGGATAGAAGTAGTAGATATCGAAGAAAACGCGCTGCTGGCTAAGCAACACAGCATCCGAGGAGTTCCGACTTTCGTCAAACCTGACGGAACTCGACACCTAGGCGCGCTTTCCAAAAAAGACTTGCTCGCGTTTGTTGGCGCGGCACCAAAGAAGGAAGAGAAACCCCATGAACCCTGAGACGACGAACAATTCTGTTGGGATGGCTGCCACTGAGAAGGATGGCGAGTGGATCGGAGAGGCCATGGAAGGAGTACTTCCTTCAGAAATGGACTCCAGGGTCTGGCTGCAGGAAGAGGCTACCGAAGTGTCTCCCGGCCGTCTAGCAAATAAGTTTCGAGAGCTTGGGCACAACCTGGTGGTGCTTGCTTCTGTGGCCCCCATTCACGTGCATGGGTCCGAAGAGAAGAAGGTCAGCTACCACGTTATCGCATATCGGGCCGAGGGGGACAAGGTCAAGAAGCCTAACGAGGCAGACATCTCTCGTGTGCGAAAGACCTTTTTCTGCCGTGATCTGACCTCGGAAGAAAGAGTCTACGAAGGCTCGGTCGGCGAATCTAAGGCCTACCACTTCATGACGGTATTCAAGCAGCCTTCCATCATTCTTGAGGACTGATGTCAGACATTCATCCCAAGACTCCTACTGAATTGGTGGCGCAGATCTGGTGCGAGCCTAAAAACTCACATACGGAAATGAACCCCAATCTCGCGGAGAGCATGGTTACTCTATTGGAAAGAGAGCAGCGTCACACCGACGCCTGGGTGGATACCGCTGCTTTTCACTGCCGGAATGAAGAATTCTACCGAGGAATTTGTCAGAAGGTAGGAGAAATACTGGGCGAAGCCGCTTACACCTCCGACGACGGTTCCAAACAGGACAACGTACTGGCCCTCAAATTACCGGAGCTAGTGCGCGCACTGAAGGAGAGTACCAGTGCATTCAAAGCCAATGGCGGATTCTGAGGGAGTATTCTCCTCTCCGGAGACAAAGAGATACGTCTGCCATAAGTGCAAGCAAGAGACGGCCACATGCAGGGTCTGGGAGTCCTCCTGTGGCGGGTATGAAGACTACAAGTACGAATGCCAGAACTCAAATTGTAGGCATTCTTGGTGGGTAGACGGCATCGACTCATAGATTAGTTATGGGTTCATGAGGGCCCCATGCCAGACGAAAAAGAGAAAGACCACAAGATCATCACCATTGGAAAATGGGCTGGTGCTATTGCGGGCATAATTGGTCTTGTCGCAACCGCCTGGACCGGAATCTCCAGGGCCAGCACCCTAATCGAGAAGGTCGAAACTACTGCTGCCACCATCGATCATTTGAAGGAGGCACAAGAAAGTCTGGCATCCTCGTTGCGAACGGGAGACGAGAATTCCGTTAGAACGTGTCATGATGAACTAACGGTAGTCGTTGCTTCCATGCGCGCGAGAGCAGAACGCGACGGGGAGATAATTACTCAGCTTCGCATCGCCATTGCGTCCATAGAGTCTGCTAGAGGTGGGACTCGGGCGCGTATCTCTGCTTCCTTGGCGGCGCTGCCGGTGGCCGGACACCCTGCTCCGTCTCCGCCTTCTTTGGGGGACACCAGTCGGGCTCTAGGGCGTGTGGAAGCCCTGGAGATGGACGATCCTCTTGCAGACCTAAGTGCGGATTTCTCCCCAATATCATCTGGGATGTAACGAACCCTGCCGATAGTAGAGGGTAGGTGAGGTCATGGGAAAAACCTATCATGGTACGCGGAAAAAGTTCGCTGTGGTGAAAACACAAAAGCATAAGGACCGCGCAAAGTGGAAGGGTCAGAATGGAACGAGATTGCGGTCACTCGCTTCTGACCTAGCAGATTTCAAGGCAGCGGGCGGGGATGCCATCCTGCACACCCCTCGGCCGTTTACGGCCTTTAGCCCCCCTCCCCCGATTGCGGTGCCAGAGCCTGCGGTCCAAGGCTCTGGAGGCAATTCCCACGTCCATCTTTTCACCAAGTACAGCCTCGCAGAGCTAGAATCCCACAAGGATTACGCAGCTCGACAAGTTTCGCACCTCACTAAGCTGCTGAAGTGTCTAAGAGCTACAGACCCTTCAGCTCCGGCTCTGCGGCACTACGAGAGCCAGAAAAAGAAGTGGGACAGGCAGACAGGTATTCTAGGGTCTGTTTTGTTCGAGGCGACTCAGAATCCTAAGTGGCGATGAACACTCGTATTTACTTTCCTCTGCCGCAGTGGGCTGTAGAATTCCCTCGTTTCCTATCTAAGGACGGAGCCTTCGGCGCGGTACGAAAGCACGATATCCACACGGGTGTTGACCTATACACGGCTGAGGGAGCGCCTGTGCTAGCGATGGAGGACGGGCATGTAATCGCCGTGGTCCCCTTCACAGGGCCACCGGAGTCTCCTTGGTGGCTACCTACCCTGGCAGTCCTGATTGCCGGGGCTAGTGGAGTTCTTTGCTACGGAGAAGTAGTTACTGTTCTTCGCGAGGGCGATGACGTAAGGGGAGGGGAACCTATTGCCAACGTCATCCCTGTTCTCGCTGAAGGTAAGGCCAACCCTGAAATTTATGGACACTCCAGGGCAATGCTGCATCTGGAGTTGTACACGGCCTCAACACGCTCTCCCGTCTGGTGGAAGCTGAATGAGCCGTGCCCCGATTGTCTGAAAGATCCCATGCCTCTTCTAGTCCGGGCGTGGAACGAGAGGAGTGTCCATGGCGAAAAAGACTGCTGAAAAGAAGACTGCTGAAAAGAAGAGTGAATACTTTACGTGCGAGCGTCTCAACTGTACACTGCGTGAAGAGGTGTGCGGGAAACGTTGGCGAATTGCGTCGATGGCTGGCCCTAAGCGAGAACGTGTGTCGTCACTCGTACAGCAATACATGTCGTGCCACGGATGTCCTATCGGACAGGAGAATGCACGCAAGGTGAAGGCCCCTGAGTTGTTTACTCTCCGTCTAGGGCATGTCGTAGCGCAGGGAGCTAAAGCGTCTAAGGCTTCTCGTGCTAAGGCCAAAGCAACGGCAGGATAAAATGAACTACCGGATATCAGCCAGAGAGTATTGCGAGTGCGCAGGGTGCCACGCCCAGTTTCCCCGAACTGAGATGCGAGAAGGGACCACCACCTTCTGGTGTGCTAGTTGTTGGGAGACTGGATTACAGCGTCTCCTAGCACTGGGTCTTTCCTCGCTCAGCGGAGGACGATGGTGAGTATCTTGGAGTCTACAGGAGTTTCAAGTTCCGACTTCAGGACCCGACCCCTGATATGTAGTTCTACTTCGCACGCAATTCGTATTGTGAAGAGAAGTGGGGAGTATAAGGCTCTGGTTCTCCGGCTATCTCACGACCCAGAATCCTGCTCGCAGCTTTTAGATGAAGTGCAGGCCACCCTAGAGGAGCACAGGGAACCGGGCTTCGCCAACCCTTACGATGTCACTCTCTTTGCTTGCTTGTTAGCATTCGAAGAGTTAGGGTTGAGTCTCTGCGTATGGGACACGATGCGTGCAAGGCTCAGAGAGGAACTGAACTGGTCGCGCCTAGCCGCTGTTTCGCAGGCGTCCGTTCTGGTCTCGGTAAAGAACTTTAGTTGACAGCAGATACGAGATATGGTCCCAGATCTTCCAGGTCCTGTGGCCGTTCTGCAATCCGACAACGATATCCCCATCCCGTAAATCCTGACGAGCTACTAGCCGCCTAATGGCGGCAATAAGACGGCTGTCTATCGGGTTAGGGACCACCGCCGCCTCCTGCTCCGTCGCCGCCCGCTCCTGCGTCTCCTCCAACACCTGGAGTAACATCCAGACCGTCAGCGGGGGAGCCTGCGTAGTCCTTACGCTTCTTATGCTTCTTACGCTTGGCTACCAATGCAAGAGCGACCTTTTCAAGCCGTAAGGAAAGTTCTAGGATACTAGGGTTTGTTCGCATAGATTGCTCTTCTGTAAATAGCAGTGTAGGCTTTCTTGTAGAAGTCTGAATCTATTTTCTGAAGTCAGAGGGCAACATGGCAACTGAAAGTGTCTATCTAGATAGTCTCAACGATCCAGAGCTTTACCTGGACTCTCCGCTTCCCCTGGAGATCTCAGGAGGGTCTGGAAACTTTGTAGCCTCCTGGATGGAAACCCGTATCGAAGGAGAGGGCCCTACAAAGGATGCGGCAGTAGACGATGTCCGGAGAGCCATCCTGGCTCGTTACCGCATCATCGAGAAGAAGCTGAAGGCGGGAGAGCGCGTCCGAGACCCTGATGAGACCGTATGGATTTCCATGTGCCACTACGTGGCCAATGTGACCCGAGGCCGTATTCGTCAGGGAGAAGAGCAGCAGCTTCAGAGTCCAACGGACCCGGATTACAAGGGTCCTGTGTTCGGGTGAACTAATTCTTACGCGTAGGTCGGTCCGGGGCTGGTTTCTCTTGCGAGGACTCCAGGTCCCGGACTTTTCTTTTGTACATCTTGGACTTTACCTGGGGCGCCCGGTCTCCGAACGAAAGCTTTCCAGTTGCGTACAAAGCGTCCAGCGTACGCAGAACTTCCAGCGCGCTGTCCAGCTTTGTCTTGACCTTTTCAAGGCGTTTTTGGGCGCCTTGGTTATTCGAGCGTTCCAGTAAACTCAACACAGATTCCAGGTCTTCAGAAGCCTCCAGCAGACCTAGATGTGCGTTTACGGTGTCTGCCACGAAGCGGTCAAAGTGAATCTTTGACCCTGCAACATGTAGAGCGACTTGAAGCAGCCTTTCAGAAATTGCTAAACGCATGTTCGTAGATAACCAAACTCAGACCTGTCTCCTTTTAGTTAGGGAGTCAAACCGGACTGGTTATTTGTACGTGTTAGACGCATCTTGGTTCTCCGAACCCTGCTGATAGTAGGCCAGGAGAAAGACCCGATTCCTGTCGGGCGACTGAGATGCGTTTTGCTTCTCGAAGAGTAGCAAACCGGAGGTACCTGAGTGAGCACGGATAGAAAGCAAGTCGAAAAGGAACTTCACCTCATCGACGACATTTGGTCCAAGACTCGACCTGGTAAACGCGTGTGTGGAGGAGACCGAGATGGAAATTCTTGTGTGTTCCCCGTAGAGGATATTCGATCTGTACTAGGTCGATTTGAGAGTCCGTCTGAGGCCGAAGCCTACGCTCTAAGTGCGGGGCATATCGAGCGGCTTGCGGAACTTGTAAAGAAACTGCTGGACGAGCGCGACGAAGCGCGACTAGCCCTTCATGAGATTTCTCAAGTTGCAGACCCGGCTTATGAAGCGTTCAACGAGCAAAAGCCGGTTGACATGGCAACCGTATTGAGGACTACTCATAGATGGAGTCACTTCGTCCTAAGACCCTGAAATTCCTTCTTATCGCCGTATGCCCGTACGACGAAGCAGAAGAGGTCTGGATACCGTATTGGTTGGAAGCTACTTCGTTTGAAACCGCCCAGGTTGAAGCGAAACAGATAGCTTTCCACCTCTACACGGCCAGCACCCAACAACTTGATAGATTTAGATTCAAGTTGTTTCGTATGGATTTTCCGCTTCCGACAGACCATCAAGACAGGTGGCTTTCGGAGTTTCGTAAACAAGCTCCAACTTAAACAACTTACCAAACCGAGCCTCTAATGACGTCTAACTGGTGGCACACTCCCAACACCCCGGCCCCAAGCCGATCCGACATAAATGAATGGATTTATCAGTGGGCGCTGCAGGCGCTGACGTTGAAGGCTCTGAAAGAAGGCGGGCCGCCTCCACTCCGAGTGGGCGCTCTTGGTCCAGTCTCTGACCCTGACGTGTACCTGAAGCTTGTGGCGTTGTTAGACGCCCATAAGGCGGTGGTGGCAGAGGAATCGCTGTACGTCTGGGACGATGATTTCGAAGAAGTCCGTGCCTGGGATACTGGGGCGGCTTTCATTGCGACTACTGATAATGGGACAAGATTGGGGGTAAACGCGGTAACGACAGATCCAGAATTCCTGGAGGAAATTCGTGCGTTTCTCCACACAAACATCTTGAAGAAGGCCCCCACTCATCAGGGTAAGGTATACGTCCTTACGCAGGGACCTGACGGTATCTCTCCCTCTTCTCTGGGTTTCGCAGCCGTGCCTTTAGAGTTGGACAATTACGAGCCCTCCATTCAGCCTTTAATTTCTCAGGCTGTTCTGGATCTGGCTACACAATGGCCGGATGGGCGTCTGACAATCCTAGAAGGTCCTCCAGGATGCGGGAAAACCTTCCTAATCCGGTCACTGGTTCACGCAGTTCCCAAGGCCAAGTTCATCTTCGTACCTCCGGCTCTGGTTCCGAGTCTGGGAGATCCCTCGCTAGCTTCGGCTTTGCTGTCTTTGCGCGATCACGATGACTCCGAAGACCGGGTCTATCATGGGCCGACGATTCTGATCTGCGAGGACGCTGACTCCATTCTGGTTACTCGTGCCATTGACAACATGCCAGCTATTTCCTCTGTCCTGAACTTGACAAGTGGACTTTTAGGTGACGTGATCGACATGCGGGTGATTGCCACGACCAATGCTCCTCGCACAAAGATTGAACCTGCCTTGCTCAGAAATGGGCGACTGGCTCACTACATTCAGGTTGCTCCGCTGAGCCAGAGTCAAGCATCTTCAGTCCTGGACCGTTTGTTGGGAGAGAAGCAGGTTGTAGATAGCTGGCCACACGCCCAAGTTCCTAAGCATTCCGGTGGGATGGGATTCTCCACAGATTCAGTTCAAGAACTTCCAGACAAGGTTCTTCTCGCGGATGTCTTCAAAGAAGCTAAAAAGCGCGGGTGGAGGCCAGACAGGGGCAGCCGCACTTCAGATTTGCACAAGGTCGTAGTACGACGACCTAGGTCGTACGCAGTTTCATCCACCAAAGTTACGAGCTGAAAATGAAAACAAAGCCTAGATGGTTCTGGTACCAAGTTGTTGGGTCACTGTTGGCGGTGCTTCCTGCATTGGCGTGCTTCGTAGCGTCTATCTATATTCTAGAAGAATCGGAGCTTGAGACTCCTTTTCTTGCCTACCTCACAGTATCCGTAGTAACCCTCCTGACAGGATATTCTATGGCCCGACAGGGAGAGCGGCAGGAGGAGGACGAACGTCTTCGTAAACTGATTAGGGAGGTGCTGCAGGAAGAAGGAGCTATCAAACGACCGTCACCATTTTATGTGCCCCCTCCAACTCCAGCGCTCATATCGGCCGGGCAGCTTAGCGCGGAGAAGAAGACCCCTACTTCTCCGGCAGCAACTCCTCCGGCAATACCTTCAACCAACGGGCAAAATGGAAAGACATCTTCTGTTGTGGAAGCGGACGTAGACTAATGTTACTCGTTGATATTGCAGTAGGGGACGCCTACGGCGCTGGTTTTGAATTTAAGGACGATGAACTCATCAGGGCGTATAATACAGGCTTCGCCTTTTTGCCTCATGCGCTCTCCGCTAAAGGACCCGGCTGCTATACCGATGACACTCAAATGTCTATCGCAATTGCGGAGGTGGTCCTAGCTAATCGAGAAAGCCCGTCAGATCTCCGGCCCATTGATTTTGCACAGGCATTTGGCTTCTGTTTTTTGGTGGAATTGAGCCAGAAATTGGCTATTCCGCCTTGCGGATGGACCCCATTCCGAGAGTCTTTGATCTAACTAAGGGCGAAAATATGCGAAAAATCCATGTTATCGGCGGCGGAACTAACTATCATGTTAGGCCTCATTTGGCCCTTTCTGCCCCTGCAGGAGGCACTACGGCACGCAGGTTAGAATCTATGATCTGCTACTGGCCTAATGAGCTGTTTGCGAACTACGATGTGCATCTCCATCTGACAAAGATGGCAGGAGGCAAAGCCCCGCTGGACACCAATGCCGATGTGGAAAAGTTGGTTGACTCTATCATCGCCGACCCCGAGTCTAAGATGGTGTTCTTTACTGCCGCTTTGTGCGACTTTGAAGGCCACATTATGGAGGCTATGCCAAACCAGCCTGGTCTGGTCCATGACACCCCATCGGGCAAGGACCAGCCACGACTTCGCACCCAGAACCCGACTGGATACGTGGGATACGGGATGAACATCTATCCTGCTCCGAAGATCATCAGCAAGATCCGCGAGACCAGGAAGGACATTTTCCTCATCGGGTTCAAGACGACTGCGGGTGCGACGGAGGACGAGCAATTCGATGCGGGACTCAAGCTGTGCAAGGAATCTCATTGCAACCTGGTGGTCGCGAACGACCTGCACACTAGGTTGAACATGATCATCACGCCCGAACAGGCCAGATACTCAGTTACAACCGATCGGGACCGCCTCCTCACAGACCTGGTCGAGATGGCGGGCCATCGCTCTCAGGGTACTTTTGCTCGGTGTGACGTGAGGGACGGCGAGCTAGTAGAATTCAACTCTCCGGAAGTTCCGGATAGTCTGCGCACGGTTGTTCAGTCGTGCGTGGACAAGGGGGCTTACCTCCCGTTCAACGGCAAGTGCGTGGGACACTTTGCTTTTAAGCGACCTGACGGTTCGGTGCTTTGTAGTATTCGCAGGTCGAACTACAACACGGGTATCAAGATGGTCAAGATGATCACGCTCAACGAGCGAGAGACCATCGCGTACGGAGCACGTCCAAGCGCAGGCAGTCGGTCACAATGGATCATGTTCAACAAGAACCCGAACCTAGACTGTGTTGTTCACTTTCACTGCCCTCTCAAGCCCGGAAAGCACGTGAGCGTTCGCCCACAGAAACTTAGGGAATGTGGGTCAAACGAATGCGGAGAAAACACTGCAGCTGGATTGGTGCCTGTGTCAGACGACAACGAAATCTATGCAGTGATGCTGGACAACCACGGCCCCAATATCCTCTTCAACTCAAAAGTGGACCCCGCCAGAGTTTGGGCTTTCATCGAAGAGAACTTCGATCTAACAAAGACGACTCGCGGATACAGCACGGATAAGTGAGCGAGAAGAGCCATGAAGATTGTTCACGACCCTGGTGACTTGGTTTACTACGAGGGTAAGCCCGTCACTATACTTGGGCCTGTGGTGCGCGTGGACGGCGTTCCTGGGCACCACGTCAAGCACCAGAACGGCGACTTGGCTTTGGTTCCGGCTGTAGTGCTCCTGACTGTCGAGGCTTTCCTGCTTCAGGAATGCACACGAGTTATGCTCTTGCACGAACAGTGGGAGTCCGATCTAATCGTCAATGACGAAAACACCTTCCTAGAGACGCTAGACGCGGAAAGCTACAAGAGTCTCCTGGCGTTGCAAAACCAGAGGCACGAGGTACTGCAGCAAGTTGCTGCGCTAGCTAAAAAGAAGAACTGATGAGTAACTGAAAGATAGCTTCTCAGCAGGGCTGAGAAAATCCTTTGTTGGTGTTTATATAGGGCTGTGCGCCGACTTACGGAACTAGAATTTCTGGCAAAGCTAGAGAAAGCTAGGGACAATATTTGCCCTGAGGAGGCCTATGAAAACACTCGAACCAAAATGGGAGTCCGGTGTATTCGTTGCGGCCACCGATGGAAAGCTGTCCCCTCCAGCTTGTTGCGCGGCGTGGGATGCCCGGAATGCGGAAAAGTAAAAGCAAGGGGCGTACCTAAGCATCCGCAGGCCGCCGAGCGTTTCGCTCAACGCCTTCTAGGCGGGACGGTAAACGTCCTGACCGAATATCGAGGCGCAATAATGCCAATCAGGGCTAAGTGCCAAGTGTGTGACCACGAATGGACTACTACGCCGCTACGTCTTCAAAAGAATGGGTGCCTTCCTTGCAGCCGTAAAGCCCACGGTGTTAGCGCCCGAAAGAGTCCTCTAGACTTTGAGCAACAGGTAGTCGCTATTCATGGATCTCTGATCCGAATGTGTGGGACCTATACTACCGGCAAGGAACGCATCCAAACTGAGTGCACCAAATGTGGATATCACTGGACTCCTGTAGCGGGACGATTAGTGCGGGCCGACGCCAGGGGCTGCCCAGGATGCAATGCATCCAAGGGTGAAAGACATATTAGGCAGCTTCTCACCCGTCACGACGTTCTGTTTACCCAAGAGCACACATTTCCAGACTTGGTCAGTCTCGATGGAGGTCGCTTGCGCTTTGACTTCGCGGTATGGACCGCTCCAAGTATTCTAAGTCACTTGATTGAGTACGACGGCGTTCACCACTTTCGTCCTCTGAAGCACAGAGGAGGTATGAAGCGCTTTCGTAAGCAACAACGAAATGATAAACTAAAAGATGTCTATTGCTCGGATAAGGGCATCCCACTAGTGCGTATTCGCAGCCTAAAATTGAGTGACGTTAATATCGAGGAGGTCCAGTGTCCATCACCAAACAAGTTCTTGTAATACGCACAAAGTATCCAGATGGAAAGGGAGGGTTTTTTAAACCTCGGACAGGTAAACTCATTGCTCAGGGCGCGCACGCTTCGCTGAAGGTGTTGCTCGACCTCATGAGCGCATGGCGAGACACTGACGCCGTGACGCGAGCTCTTACCGTCGAGTCTGGAAGTGCCATCCAGGATTGGCTAGATGGGTCTTTCACGAAGATCTGCGTGAGCGTCGACTCCGAAGAAGAACTACTGGAAATCTATGAGAAGGCAAAGAAGGCCCTAGTCCCCTGCGCTTTAATCCAGGATAGCGGACGAACTGAATTCCATGGCGTGCCTACTAAAACCGTAGTTGCGGTAGGGCCCGCATGGTCTGACGAAATAGACCTCATTACTGGAGGTCTACCTCTGCTATGAAGACTAAAAGCGGTAGCGTCTGGACCAGCCAAGGAGACGCTTTTGATTGGCTGAGTCGCATCAAGGATGAGTCGGTGGACTTGGTCATCTCGGATTTTCCGTACGAATCCATGGAGAAGTACCGAGCTACGGGCACCACTACGAGGCTTTCAAAAAGCAAATCCTCAAACAATGAGTGGTTTGGAGTGGTACCTAACGATCGTCTCCCCTCCCTATGCGCTGAGCTATACCGCGTCCTGAAGCCAAAGACACACTGCTACCTGTTTTGTGACGACGAAACTTCAGATGTTCTGAAGCAGGCCGGGGTGCAGGCGGGCTTTTACTGTTGGAAAAGATTGGTTTGGGATAAGCAGGCGCTGGGAATGGGATACCATTACAGAGCGAAGTACGAATTCATTCTCTTCTTTGAGAAGGGAAAATCTGCATGGAAGCCGGAGCCGGGGAAGCTGTTTCACGGAACTAGGCAGCTCCACGACCGCTCGTTGCCCGACATCCTACAAGCGAAGAGGATCAAGAGTGACGAGGCATACCCGACAGAAAAACCGTTAGAGCTAGTGGAAGCTCTTCTACTCAACTCGTCCGATGAGGGGGATTTAGTTATCGACCCTTTCATGGGGTCTGGGGTAACTGGGGCTGCTGCCCTAAAGAATGGCCGCTACTTTTGGGGCTGCGATATTGCACCTGAAAGCCTGAGGCGAACTGACGTCCTTCTACAGAATTACGGTGAGTGAGAATGCGAAAGAAGAAGTTGAATCCAGGTACCATCTCTGACATTCAGAGAGCAATGGATTCAGAAGATCTTATCGGAGTTGTAGTCTTCTTCAAAGAAGGAAACTCTGTGGTATGCCTGGGTGACGTGGCCGGAACAGGGATTGCGCTACAGGCTGACACTGTGTACGAGTCCATGCAGTCACTCGAAACTGTGGCACGAACTCTTGACCGGCAACTTGCAGAAGATTTTGGGTCTGAAGTAGTAGCTATGGGCTTCAGTGAAGAAGAGGCGATAGCCAAAACAGCCGCCGTAGAAAGCCTCAGAGACTTCTTAGGCCAGAGGGTAGCCTCTGTCACTGAGACGCCCACGGCACTAGAAGTGACCCTATCCTCGGATTTGGAATATCCGGGCCCTTGGGAGTGGGAAGGTTTTGCAGTAAGGGTAAGGGCCAAACTGTGACCCCAACTAACGGCGAAAAGCCTTTTCTGCGTCAGACACAAAGGCCTCATATGGCGTTTGGAGGCCACGACACCTATCCGGAACGCGTGGGATTCGCCGTAGACTCTTACGAAGCGGAGACTAGAGCACCGCACTCGTTGCAGGCTACTAATACCAGACGTTGCCTGACCAGTTCATGTAAAAGAGCATGTGCAGAAAGACGCGCTGGTCGGGACGGTGATCTGGGATGGCTGCTCGGTCTCGATCAAGCCTCGCGGTATCGAGCCTGAAGATACGCAGCGTTGACAGTATCTCGGCCTGTCTCTCCGAACTCCCGATGCAGTGTGATGCGGTTCATGTCGCGCCCCGCCCGGTAGCCCACGTTCGCCGCCCATGCGTCTCGGGCTGCGAGCGTGCGGAAGGACTCAATCACGCAGCCTCGCAACTCTTTTTTGACCGTATGATGGATGTGACCGCAGTACCAGAAGCGGTGTAAGGTGGAGCCCCAGTCCTCTGACCTTTCACTGGCCATGATTGACTCCAGGTCTCCGTGCTTCTGGTTGTGTCCGTGGGTGACACCAATCAGGTTCTTCCCGAACCGGAACCAATGGAATCTACTCGGGCTCATGTCGATAGTGACTCTGGGTTCCTTGGTATAGTAGGCGTTTAGCGCCACACTCAGAAACACGGCAGAGTGGTCGTCGTGATTTCCGATTTCGTTGATGACGGTCACCGTTTCGTGGTGAGCCAGCGCCTGGTCGATCATGTAGACCATGATCTCTAGCCCGACCTGAAGAACCTTCTGCCAGCGGCCATCCACGTCCAGCGGATTTCCCGACCGTGCGGTCTTGTTGTCCTGGCTGTCGGAGTGGAAGAAATCGCCCAAATTTACTACCAGGGCTCGCTTAGTTCGTGGTCCGCGCAAGACCAAGTCTCGCATGGCGTCGCACATGATTCTCTGCGCCTTGGCTAGGTCGAAGCTCTCACCCGTCTCTGGTGCCCAGGACAGCATCCCGATATGAGGGTCACCCATCGGGTAGACACCCAGTAAGTCGTCGGACACCACGCCGGGTGGGGAAGGAATACGACCTTCACGCGCAGGGACTTGCGCAGGTAGATCACGGATCAGTCGCTCTAGAATCTGCTCTCGGGTCTCGTACTCCTTCTTGGTCTTGACCCATTGCGCGAGAGTATGGCCGTCCCCTGACACGAGAGTGGACACGCCAGCAATGGTGTGACCATCCGGAATTTGGTCGGTGAGTTCGCCCTTGGCCTGCGCTGTAGGAGCGTCAATCCACTGCTTGGTCACTGTCCCGAATTCATCTGTTTCAGAGGAAACTCTCTTGACGTAGTACCCGTCTGGAACAGCCGCCAGCGGCAATTTTTCTACGGGTCCTCGAATAGCCTTGCCTTCGGTCTTTTTTGCCGCCGCCATTGATCGGAGCAGTGACCATCCGTTACATGAGTCAACATCCGTTCGTGTAACTGCTCCGTTGCTTGCTTTCAGGAAGTCGTCCCTCATCATATCCTTGACGGAGATGCTAAGGCGTTCGCTGCATTCGATGAGCTGTTGCACCACCCATGCGACGTGTTTGGAAGTCCCTCGGTGCGGCTTCATGCAATCCTTCTTTGTGCGAACTGCTGCGCGTTAGCTCCAGCGGTTACTCCACGTACATAAGCCTCTTTACAAGGGCTTCTAAGCACGAGAGTGCCTGGAGCAGAAGTGCAGTCCCCCTCTTTTACAGAAGAAGTTACGCGCCGAAGAAATCGCTGAAGGTGCCCTTGGGGATCCCGCGCTCCTTGTCCGGCTCGGTTTTCTTGGGACTCTTCTTCAGCGCTCTCAGGTATCCTACGATTACATCTTTGCGCTTCTGGAGAATCTGTTGCGCCTTCATGACCAGCTCCTGCGCCTTCGGACTCTTCATGACCAGCTCAGGCTGCTTCTGCGCGAACTGCATTACGCCCAGAGCGCGAGCCGCCATAACGAAGGAACGGTAAGACAGATAGAGAGCTTTCTTCGACTTGGAGTCCAGGAACTCCCCCAGGTCTAGCTTCTGGGATCCTAGCTCCAAATGCAGAGCTTCCTGGTAGAACTCCTTATTTCGGTTCAATTCAGGATTGATTTTTCGCTTGCTGTACAGTGCCATGATGTTGTCTTCGAGCGCGCCGGACAACTCAGAGGTAGTACCAAACAGCTCACCGGCCTTGGCCACGAGTAGTCTGCTGATTTGGTCTACAACTCCTCGCATCTCACGTTCAGCTTCGTTCAGTTGTTGCTGAACTGCTTCAAGCGCAGAAGAGTCTGCTGCCGGGGCTGCTTCTGGAGGAGCCTCAACCGGAACCTGGGACTGTGCTTTCTGTAGCGCGGCTTGTACCTGGGGGATGACCTTTGCAAGCTGTTCCATGGCTTTGTAAAGGCGATCTCGATAGCGAGGATCGTTCTTCGCGCTTTCTACCCACTCGTGATTCTGCAGCCGAGAGCCTAGCATCGCCACGGTCAGAAAACGTTCAAACGCCATGAAGAAGTACATGGCGGCAGTGCTGCCGCGAGAGGATTGACTCAGCGTCTTCCAGAGCGCTTCGGAGTCTGACTTTACGGTGTCTAGGGCCTCGGTGTCTACGACCCCCGAATCCGTAACTACGCGTGCTATCTGTTCACTGATCGCGTTCAGCGCTTTTTGTCCTTCTTCTGGCAGAGAAGGGAGAAGAGCCTTGAACGCACGGGTGAATTTCCCCCGGACGTCTAGCAGGACCTTCTTAGAACGCTCGGCCATTCGGTCGATCATCTCTTCTTCAGTAGCCAGGGCTACCTTACGGAGACGCTCAACCAAACTCATTTTTTGCGCGACCTTACGGAGACGCCGATCTAGGTCTTTTCGCATCAGAAAATCCTGGTCAGGAGACGGTGATGAGGCTAGATAACCCCAACACAAACCTCTATAATAGCATTGAAACTGTTGCTTTTACCGGCACCCAAAAAGGGATGACTGAGGCTCAGTGTCGGAAGATAAGGGAATTGCTTCAGAAAATGAAGCCAAGGGTGTTGATACATGGTGATTGTGTGGGCGCCGACGCTGTTGCGCACGAAATTGCCCAAGATCTCGGTATTGAGGTCCACATACGGCCAGGTAACCTGAAAAACAAAAGAGCGTTCACTTCAGGTGCCAAACTTCTGGCCCCTCCTGAAAACCCGTTGGATAGGAATCCAAAGATGGTGGACGCGGCGCAGGCCCTGATAGCGTGTCCTTCGGGCAAAGAGCAGGAACTGAGGTCTGGAACCTGGGCCACCATTCGGTACGCCAAAAAAGTGGATACCTTACATTGGATAGTGTACCCTGACGGAGAAATGGCGGGTCCTTGGGGTTTCGAACCCTTCTGATAGTACAGTCCCAGCAGTCTCTTTGCGGAGACAGAAAGAGCTATCATGCGTGACTTCAATGGAAAGATCAAAGCAGTAAGTAGGAGAATCGCACACTTGCGTTCCCGCGTTACTGACAACAATGTCAGTGAAAAGTCTGCCGCATATGACAGGGCTGAAGTTACAGCCCTTTCTGACTTACTTCGTGTGGCCGCTGTGTACAATGACGCCAGAGGACCTGAAGGCTCTCACGTAGAGAACACGCTATACATGGTTCAGGACGTTATCAGTACCACCCTGGCCAGCACCCAAGACGCACCTACCAAGGAGCGTCTCCAAGAGGCGTGGAATCGGTGCAGTGAGAGCCTAAGAGTCATCCGAAAAATGGCGGACGATGAAAAGACTTGAGAGTGTAAGACCCCGATACGTAGTGGTCGATTTCCAGAACACACTCTGGAAATCCTGGATGGTAAAACCTGCAGCAGGCGAAGACCTCCTCAGGTCCGACGGGTATCCAACAGGACACGTATTTCGTTTCTTTCGCACTATTCACAAGTGGAAACGAGATTTCGCTGGGCACCTTGTGTTTTGCTACGAGGGAGGGGAACGCTATCGCTACGAGCTATTCCCTGGGTATAAGGCCGGGCGCAAGGACAAAAGTCAAGACTTTGACCCCGCACCAGATGTGGTCAAGCTGCTGAGCCTGGTCCGGTGTACTGAGCTAAAACCCGTAGAGGCCGAAGCTGACGACGCTATAGCTGCCTTTGTCTCCAGGCACCCCGAAGCCAACCATCTAATTTTGAGTTCGGACAAGGACCTGTGGACCTGCAGGGGACCCAACGTTGAGATCGTTTCGTTTCAGGAAATTCTGTCTGAGAAAGACATCGAAAAATCCTGCGAAAAGCATTTTGGAGTTTTGCCTCACTCTATCACCTTAGCGAAGGCGTTGTTTGGAGATAAGAGCGACGGGTTACCCGGAGTCCCCCGACTGCTGAAGAAACACGTGGCAGACGTGCTAAAAACAGCAGAGAGCCCCGACGACTTCTACAAATCCATCGCCAAAGTACCTGCGTCTACTCGGGATAAGCTGTGGGCCCACGAAGAGCAAGTCAGGAACATGCATCAAGTTGTGCAGCTGCGACGGGACGTAAAACTACGAAAGCGGGAACGTGAAGGGGATGAAAGCGCTCTGCGCCGGTTCCTGACCACCTTCGAATGTGCTTCGTTGGTGCCTCACGCTAAGTTTATGTGCACGTAGACTTGTCCTGTAAAACAGCGCTATGGCGACTGCTGTAGAGTTCCAAAACGTGCTAGAATTAGTCCAGCACCTTTGCGAGGAGTTGGTGGATGATCCCGATTCTGTAGAGGTAGTTGGGGCATACGTGGGAGTGACTGGAGCCATCCAGATCACGGGGCCCACCAGTGAGATCGCCAAGATCATCGGTTCCAACAAGGCCAGAATTTCAGCAATAGAGTCCATAGTCGGTGCAGTATCGGCTAAGTATGGATTTCGCGTCTTGCTGAACGTGTTGAACAACGAGAAAAAGCGTGCGCTAGAAGAGGGTCACGAAGATGTCTAAGAGGGAAAGTACCGCAACGATAGTCAAGTTTCAGCGTTTGAACCCAGATGCCGTCATTCCTGAGAAGGCATCTTTAGGCGCCGCAGGCTTCGACCTTGTCTCTGTGGAAGACGCCACCATCAAACCCATGGATCGCGCCGTCATCAGCACCGGTATCGCAATGGAGGTTCCGCCTGGGTTCGAGGCGCAGGTGCGCCCCCGCAGTGGCCTAGCTGCCAAGTATGGGGTAACCGTGCTGAATTCTCCAGGCACCATCGATTCAGACTACAGGGGCGAGGTCAAGGTCATCCTGCAGAACTTCGGACCTACGTTTGTTGTCAAGAAGGGCGAACGAATTGCCCAAGTGGTAATTCAGCGCGTACCTTCCATCCAATTCGAGACCGTCGAAGAGCTTACCGATACAACCCGAGGTACTGGCGGTTTAGGCAGTACAGGACGATAATGGGCGACAGCCCAGAGAAGACGAAGCTCTGCGTTCTGAATAACGTTCTGTGGGTCCCCACCCAGTACGTAGATCAAGACGTAAAAGAAGAGTTTACTTACCGATTCGAAGAGATCGAATACCAACCCATGTTGGACCTCCCCCAGAAGTGCGCTAATTGCGAACTTTGGGGTAAAAAGTGGAGACCAGGTTCGATGACGTGTGCCCAGAAGGGATACACGCTAGAGGATATCTGCAAGAGCTTCAGCCACAAGAAAATGCCGGTTTCCAAGGAAATCGTACTCAAGACGTACCGAGAGCGCCACGACGGATGGACTCAGTTTGCCCGCGGAGACCTGGGAAAAATTCGAAGGTGTTTCCGGGAACTTGGGATTGATGATCAACGAGTTGCGCCGGAATTGGGGTTTGACCTGACCTGTCACCGGGCGCTGTATGAGGAGCAACAGCAGGTAGCGGAGGCCTGGCTCAAGAAGGGCTACGGACTTATTCAGGCTCCGACGGCATGGGGGAAGTGTCTCGGACGCGGTACTCCTGTACTAATGTACGATGGCAGCACCAAGGCTGCCGAAGACGTCCAAAAGAACGACCTTCTGATGGGCCCAGACAGCCTGCCACGTCGAATTGTTTCCACGGTGCAAGGGAGAGAACCCATGTACCGTGTGACGCCAAAAAAGGGTGATCCATACGTAGTTAACGAGTCACACATATTGTCTCTGAAACTGAGTAAATCCAAAGGTTCAGACAGTGTCGACTTAGTAAACATCAGCGTAAAAGACTACCTGAAGAAAAACAAGTGGTTTAAGCACCGCGCTAAGGGCTGGAGAGCCGCTATAGATTTCCAGTCGGGCGCTCCACTGCACCCTGATCTTCCTCCTTACTTGTTGGGAATATGGCTAGGTGATGGAGCTTCAAAGTTACCGGCTGTCACCTCCGCAGACCCTGAAATTGTGGAGATGTTGCAAGAGTATGCGAGTACACGTGGTCTAAGTCTTCGTGTGGATGCATCGGGTGGTAGGTGTCCGACATATCACGTCACGACCAAGTCAGTAGGGCGGGCGTATCGAGCCAATGCCCTGGTGAACGCACTCAAGGACCTTGGACTGTGGGCCAACAAGCACATTCCTCACCAGTACAAGACAGCGTCTAGAAATGATAGGCTACAGCTTCTGGCGGGGCTAATAGACTCTGACGGGCATTTGAAACTTGGTGGGGGTTACGATTTCATATCCAAAAATGAGTCGCTTGCTGACGCTTTGTGCTTCGTAGCTAGGTCGTTAGGCCTGGCTGCGTACAAACAGGAATGCCGTAAACGGTGTACTAACAACGGCGTGGAGGGAACCTACTATAGAGTGGGCCTGTCCGGAAACGTAGGTATCATACCGTGTCGAGTTTCCCGGAAGACGTCTGTTATCCCGAGAACTACTAAGAAAGACCCCCTTGTCGTGGGGATCAAAGTAGAACCTATTGGAGATGGTGACTATTTTGGTTTCGAAATAGAGGGACCTGACCGACTATTCCTTCTAGGTGACTTCACTGTCACTCACAACACTGTCGTGTGGGCGTGGTTAGTCGCACGCCTAGGCTATCGAGTGATTCTACTTGCTCAGGAAGTACGACATCTCATGGTCGGCTTCGAAGGACTATACGAACACACGAATATCGCAGAGCTAGAGGAAGCCCACGGAGAACACCTGATCGGGGTCCTCAACAAAGACTGGTCTTGGGGCAAGGATCAGGATGGGACCCGAATACGTAAGTTCGTGGACCGACCCGGCAAGTATTATCCGATTACGTTTGCCACCTTCCAATCATTGGCGTCCAAGCGCGGCGTGAAGATGCGGAAGAAGTTGAAGAATTACTTCGGACTGGTTTGGTGTGAAGAGTGTCACCATGAGTCCGCGCCTACCTTTCACGCTGCCACTAAGTCATTCAACGCCAAGTATCGTGGGGGTCAGACGGCTACCCCTTCGCGCAAGGACCAAACTCATGTTGCCATCTTCGATACCCTGGGCCCGGTTACAGCCCGTGGGCACAAGGAGCAACTAACTCCGATCGTGAAATTTCACGCCACGAACATCCATGTTCCAGACAGCGTATTTCGTGGTCGATACATCATACCGATGCTGGTCAACTTCTTAGCCCGAAACGCCCACTACCAGGATTGTCTCTACGAAGAGATCATGAAGGAATGCGAAGAGGGTCGAAAGATTCTGGTCGTCACCGAACGCCGAAACCAGGCGATGAGACTACGGCAGAAAATCAAACTCCAAGGCCATGGGTGTGAACTCATGATTGGCGGCCAGAAGCTCAAGGAACAGAACTGGTACGCGGAAGAACTTATGTCGGGAAGGCTGAGTGTCATCATAGGTACTCAGGTGATCAACGAGAACGTGAACATCCCGCCTCTTGACTCCATCCACCAGCCCTTCCCGAACTTTGGCAAAGAGCGAGAAGAGCAACGAGTGGGAAGAATTAGAAGACCTCTTTCTTCCTCAAACCTCGCCTACCTTCAAGACAACAACATCGTGTGGGAGAAGCCACAGCCTAGAGTACACGTCTACACGTGGTATTCGGGGCACAATATGGCGGGCTCCGCAGTTGGGTTTCGAGAGAAACTCTACAAGAAGTGGGGGTTCACCTTTGACCAGCCGGTGGAAGAACTTCCAAAAAAGCGACGCGCCAAGACCATGAAGGACTGGCTAGAAGAGTTCAAGGGCGATGAGTAACGATGCGTTGTGGTTCACCCTCAGGTGGACAGGGTCTGGGTACATAGTCGGCGTGGGGTTGATGTGTACGGACTACTTCTATCTGCAGACTGCGGGCTGGTGCCTGTTAGTAGCGGCGTCGGTGGCGTTTCTAGCTCGGACAAAATAGGAGTGTAAGATGAGCCGCAAGAGCAGCAAGGAAGTTTTCTTTAGCCTCGACATAGAGGCAGATGGGCCCATTCCAGTTAGAAACTCGATGCTATCTCTGGGGGCCGTAGCTTTTGACGAGACCGGAGCCGAGGTCGGATACTGGGAAGCCAACCTGGCCCCCTTACCCGGGGCGGCGCAAGATGAGCGCACGATGCGTGATTTTTGGAACAAGAACCCTGAGGCCTGGGCGTACTGCACATCCAACGTTCAGGACCCGGCTGTAGCCCTTCCCGCCTTTGTGCAGTGGGTGAATTCAGTCGGAGCCGACAAGCAAAAAGTAGCGGTAGCTTTTCCCTCGGGCTTTGATTTCACGTGGATCTACATGTACTTGATGATGTTCGGAGGGCAGAGTCCCTTTAGTTTCTCGTGTATCGACATCAAGTCTTACGTGTCCGCCATGAGGCGTGCTCCTTACCGTGATTGTAGTAAGCGTACCTGGCCCGCGCGCTGGTTCGAACCCAAGTTGAAGCACACGCACAAGGCCGTGGACGACGCCAGAGAGCAGGGTCTCTCCTTCATGAAGATGAGAGCCGAAAATCTGTCTCCGTCTACAGACGGGATCGTTTATGAGATCGGTCTCGTGTCCAACAATTTCTGGGACAGCCAAAAGCCATGAGGTCGGGCCGTAGAACACAAGACTACCATCTGATCAAGACACAAGCTGACGCTCTGTTCTATGCAGCAGACATCCCGTCAACTGCCTGGGGTCCGCTCCTTACGGAGGAACCTCGATTCAAGCTAGTTGTGTTAGACGACAACAACGTCTCCCCGAAAACGCAGGCTGAGTGGTTTGCCCGGCTCAGGGAAAAGGAGTTTTTCAGCCATCCCTACCTTATCCTTATCTCTTCGGATGTGGACGACTCGCTCTCCACCGGCATCGGCTACGACATCATGAAGAGAGCGTTGTCCAAAGAGATCAGAGTTCAGATTACGGAGTCGTCCCGGATTTCTACGGAGGTCGTAAACGAGGAAACCGTGTTCATGCTTACAAACCTGACTGATGAGGCTCCGCCCGAGCGCATCCAGTCAGCGCGAGACTGGTGCTATCGACACCAAACTTGCTTTCGTTTGATTTGCGCTACCGGGGACCCAGCTAGTCTTCTGCGCCGAATGAAACTCAAGTTCAACGCAGCTTTTTACTTGGACTCTAGGATAGTCGTAGAGAAAACACTCGCATGAAGATCATTCGTCCCAAGTCAGAAACAAAAGCTATTCTCTCCTGTCTCCAGAGCAATAATAAGGTAAAGACAGAATTGCTGGGCAGGCTGTCGCCAGACCACTTTGGTTACCGGCCCATGAACAACGCGTTCCGTATCATCGAAAAGATGATGACGCATTCGGCCCTGGACCTGCCCTCCATGGAGACCTTCCTAGAGTCTCCAGAACTAGATCAAGAGACAGCAGACCTCCTCAAGGCGCCCACCGTCAGCCCCATCCAGAAGCCTGATGATGCTCGTCGCCTAGTAGACATCCTGGAGCACTACCGGGTTGTCAGAAGGTTTTACCAGTTTAGTCAGGGAACCATATCAGAGCTGAAGCAAGCGACAACTGTCGATTTGTCTGCCCTGATGGGAGACATGGAATCGTGCTTGAGCGATATGAGGTCAGACGCTGACGAAGCGCCGTTGTACCACGTCGGAAAGGGTGCAGAGGATGCGGACTCAGACCTGCTGATGGAGGAAGTGTTTTCGAACGATGTGGTCAAAATCATCCCGAGTACCTTCGGCAACTTTGATCGCATCGCGGGCGGGTTTGGTCTAACAGACCTGTTCATCCCTGCCTCACACAAGAAAGGGGGTAAATCAATCCTGACGCTAAACATGACGGCAAACATGTACACGCTCAACAACGTGGACGTGATCTACATCCCTCTTGAAATGAGCAAGCAGGAGACGGCAGAGCGACTTATTTCTCGCCTGTCTGGAGTGGAGCATACCCGCATCCGCACGAAGACTACATCTTCTACGGAAATAAGCATCATGCAGAAGGCATGGCGCAGGTTCAAGGCGCATGGCCAAAAACATGGATGCCGGTTCACTGTTTGGCCTGCGTCACACGTCACGATCCCCCACCTTCGACTAAAGCTGAAGCCGTTCAAGTACAAAGTCATTGTCATTGACTACATCAATCTTCTCGACCATCCTCACGCAGACAAGCTTCAGGAGTGGCAGAAGCTCAACGAGCTTGCACGAGAACTGAAGCTCCTTACCAAAGACCTGGAGGCGCTCATCATAGCTCCTACCCAGATGAATGAGGACGGGTCTTTGCGCTACGCTAGAGGCCTTGCAGAGCACGCAAACACTGTGTGGACCTGGAAATACGGCGAAGAAGAACAGGGAACTCACATTATTACGATTGACCAGCCTGCAGTACGAGGCTGGGCACCCTTCAAGTTTCAGCTTCTAGAAGACTTTTCTAGAATGGCTATTTCGGACCACCACGGGGGAGACCCCGATTTTGATATGGGCAAGAAAACAAAGGTAGACACTATGAAAGGAATTCGTTGAGATGCCGAAGGACTCACACGTTCAGATCACTGGGACTATCAGTGACGTTCATCCTGGAGGGCAGTTCGCTGTTACTCTGGAGACAGGGATTAGTGTAACTGCCCGTCTCTGTGGGAAGATGCGCAAAAACAGAATCCGGGTTATCTTGGGAGACACAGTGGAGGTTTCACTATCTCCATATGACCTAACCCACGGAATTGTAACATTTCGGCATAAGTAATGCGACCCACCCTCGCTCATTGCGGCAAATGCAACGCTCAGGTGTCTATCCTTTCTAAGGAAAGGGCGCCGACTACTTGTCCCCTATGCAAGCAGTCGTTGAGGTTTGAGACATTCGGCGTCTGTGCTTCCTGTCAGTGTAAAGTGGGCAAGGGTGTCATAAAGTGTGAAGCGTGTAAACTGACTACAGACCCGTCCTATGCGGGAAAACCTCCCAGGTGAGTCATGCAGGTACAGTGTAAAAACTGCGGTTTCAACGGTTCGTTTGTAGGCGGCGTAGGCGAGCGGCCAACAACGTGTCCCGTTTGTCGTACAGCCTCTTTGGCCTATCCCGTGCCCACAACTGCTTGCCTCCAGTGTAATACGAATTTCCCTACGCCTGACCCTACGTGCCCTGCGTGCGGTGTAGACCGGCTAACTAGAGGGCGTTCCGTAGAAAACCCGACGGCTGCCCCTCAGCCTATCAAGTAGGTTTCATGCCAAATTTTGTGTCTCCGTCTCAGTTACTTCGCAAGAAGTACGAAGTGCGCAAGCATGACATCGTAAAGGCAGCGCCGATTCCCGTAAGCGAGATATGTAATTCTTGCTGGTACAGGGACATGTGCATCTTTAGGACTCTTTTACGCCAACCTCCTAGGACATGCTGCGTATACGAGCTTTTCGGGGACCAAGGCAAGCAAGAGACCACCATTGAAGAGCTTGTAAAGTTCACATGCGATAATCGTTGCGTAACCCGCAGGACATGGGTAGGGGACCCGTGCCCTCACGACGCTAGCTACTGTGAAAATCACTGCCCCGTCTCGAAGCACATCATGGGAACAGGGCCCTCAAAGGCAGATGATGTGCCTTACGAAAGCTTCGGATGACCCATTTCTTTCCAGTTCGACAGAGTTACGACTTTGTACAGCCCAACATTGCGATGGGTGGGGCAGTGTTAGACTCTACCGCACTGTTTGAGGAGTTTGACATTATCGTGATGTGCGCTGGCGAGTGGCAGCCCACCCTTACGTTGCCGGAAGACCGCACAAAACGGGTCATTCGCCTACCATTTGACGACACCTATGAGGCTCTCATTCCTAGCGTCCTTCGTTCGCTCCACCTAACGGCAAACGAGTTGGTGGCGCAGCACAAGACCGGAAAAAGAATCCTCATCACGTGTATGGCAGGCCGAAATAGAAGCGGAATTCTAGCAGGGCTAGTGCTCATGAAACGATTTGGCATGTCAGGCGATGAAGCCATTCTAGTGATCCGAGATGCGCGTGGGCCTGCTGCTCTGTCAAACCCCTCTTTCTCCTCCTACCTCCAGAGTCTTCACCTATGAAAATTACACTAGAAGGTCCCGCGTTTAGGGATGCCATGAAGACTGCCGCCGTCCTCTTTGACGCGGAGATTGAGGTACTCGTAACGGCAGACGCGGCTGCCGGGACGCTGGTCCTGGAATCCGGTCGAAATGGTGTGTACTGCAAACAGAGTATTGAAGCAGACGTGGAAGAAGAAGGAGCTATAGTTCTGTCTTGTGCTCACTTCTCAACCTTAGCGTTTCAGGAACAGTTGTATCTCGAATCCGACGGCAAGCACATCGAGTTTCGGTCGGGCAAGTTCAAGGGCACCGTGGCTGGCAGCGCGGATGGAGGGGCCATCGAGGCGCAGCGTCCGGAAAAGCTGTTCAAGGTGACCGCAACCCTCCCTACTGACATTTTCAGGTCCGCTGTCGCTCGCGTAGCTTTCGGGTCTGCGCTCCCCGGTGCGCAGGCTGGAATTAGGGTTCAGGCCGCAGACAAGCTGACGGTCTCCACCACAGACCAATACCGAGCCACTCTCTACAAAGAAGACCTGGCTGTGCATCAGGCTGAGTTCGATATTCTGCTGCAGCCCGTGTTCCTGAATACAATCTTGGGCAGGATTCAGGACATGGAGGTAGGACTCGGAGCCTCCAGAGGTACGTTTAGAATTCGCACCTTGGGGTTAGATGTGTTCCACCCAGCGATCCAATCCAAGCCCGAAGACATCGAAGAGTGGATTACCAACGGCATCGACCACAGTAAACGAATCTGTGCGGTGACCTCTACGGCAGAGGAGTTCGCGCAGGCCCTAAGAGAGGTGTCTTCCATCCACATGGGGGCGCTGTCCTATGACACGCATGTTGACTGCATGATCAAAGGCGACAAAATTCATATGAGATGCACGGCGGACCACGGCAGTGTTACCACCTCTCTTGCGCTGCAGAAATCAGACGCGGAGAAGTTTTTGACGAAGCTGTCTTCCCGCTACACAATGGAACTAATGAACCTGATCAAAGCTGGACCTATTGAAATCGAATTCTGGGCAGACTTTATCCTTGTTTCTGGGCTCTCAGGAAAATTCAAGGGTCTAATCCCCACGGTCGCCGCCTGATGCTAAAAGATCTATCCATACCTTGGAACACGCTTCCCGAGGGTAAGGTCGTCTGTCAGACGCCTTTGCTCTGGGTTGTGCGTACCGGCGTGGTAGTGAACAAGCCTAAGAGACAGAAGAAGTTCGAAGACGGAAACATTCTGCTATCTCTGATGGAGGGCGAGACGAACTCTGTTTTAGGCTATGTCCTGCAGCCTAAAAAAGAGTTTCATGCGGTATTCTGTCAGGAGTCTTACGTGTCCTTCCTGGCTGAAGTGGAGGGGCACACAACTCCTAAAGTCCTATACAAGGATCAAAAGGTATACCTCTACCGATTCAACTCGAACAAGGCACCCAGTTACTGGTTCTTGGTGCGCAACAGGATCACAGCTATTCCGGCCACTCCAGAAGTAGAACAGAGTTAAACATGCCTAAGAAATGTATTGTGCTGGATATCGAGTCAGTTCCGGCACATGCTGCAGTGTTAGACGAAAAGGGTCACGACTTCGCCCTCCCTATCTTTCACCGCATTGTATGTCTGTCCTACGCAGTTCTGGATGGGTCTTTCAAGGTGACTGAAGTGGGTACGTTGGGCCTGAACCGGCAGTCAGAAGAAGACGCTATCCGCCACCTGTCGTCCTTGATCGACAAAGACACGATGATTGTAACGTGGTCGGGACGCAGGTTCGACATGCCGGTATTTCTTTACCGGGCACTTGCCTACGGCATCCCGTGCCCGTGGTACTTCAAGAATGAATTCGACAAGAGATTCACTCTAACAGGACATTTCGACCTGCAGGACAACATGATGCTGTTCGGGGCTGCGGATAAAATTCGGCTAGACCACGCTGCTGCCGTTATAGGGTTGCCAGGGAAGATGGACGTAGCTGGCGCTGACGTAGCAGACTTGTGGGCCCGAAATAGATTTTTGACCATTGGTACCTACTGCGTAACCGACGTAATTCAAACTGCAATCCTGTTTATACGCTGGGCTTTTCTTCGCGGGCTAGCTACTGCAGACGAAGTTAACGGGGCGCTAAACTCAATTGCGTCTTATCCCTCTACGACTTATCTACCAACTGACGCCGCTTCACTCGTGTCTGTCGCAGAAGGCATCAAAAAAGTAGTTAGTAATTGCGACTGGGACTCTCTCAAGATCGTCAAGAGATAGACCCGACCGAGGAAATAAATGTCCATCTCCTGGGACGAGAATCAACTCCCCGCCCTAATCAGCTGGATCGAGAGTCAACTTCCCCTACAGCAGGGAGAGTTGGCCGTCCTGTCCATGGACATTCCAGAGAATTGCTTTGCAGGTCAAGTTGACCTAGAGGAAAAAGAGTTCCAAGTTTTCACTAACATCAATAGCCCTATGACCGACACCACAGTGAATGTCGTCTTGGCTTACATTGTAACCATGGCTTTTGATAAGAACGGATGGGAACCAGCTCCGGCCTCCGAAGTTTTGTTTGACTGCCATCGCCAGGTGTGTCAGACTCTTTTGGAGTTCAACGAAGATTTCTCAAAGCACGTAGAAGAGTGCTGGGATATTCTTGAAGCTTGGCACACGACACACGCGAGCCCCGATGCGACACCTACGACAACGACAGCCCCAGCAACAGACTCAGAAAGTCTAGTTGAAGAGATGGGTGCGTCTTTGTTCAGGTTGAACCCTGCCGATAGTAAGGGTTACGTCAACTAGGCAGAGATGCCCCCCGAAGTTGATCGGGGCTCGTCCAATGGCAGGACAGTGGACTTTGGATCCATGAATGGGGGTTCGATTCCCTCGCCCCGAATGTTGATTATGACTATTCCGGGATCGTCTAATGGTAGGACGGCGGACTCTGACTCCGCTAATGTTGGTTCGATCCCAGCTCCCGGAATGCTTTGTCCTTGGATCACGTGCGCGCGGGTAGCGCCCGCACGTGGAGGACAAAATGGCAAACTACAAAAATCGAAAGCCCAAGTCGTACTAGGGTTGCTGTGGAATGTGTTGTCTAAGAACAACAGATGGCAGGCGAAACGGCCGAATTTTGACCTGCCAGGAACGTCGAGCCCAGGTCACTGAGCGCGAAGAAAGAACCGAGTATGAGTTGGGAAGACGGACGCTTGAACCTGAGTCCGGAAGAGACTAAGTACCAAGAGGCTGTGCGTCAGTATCAGGTGGACCTCAGTAAGTATGAGACCGATGCCCGAGCATACCAGGCGCGTTTGCTTGCTCTTTCCGAGGACGAGGCACGGCCATCGAGACCCATTCCGCCAACCCCACCAATTAGACCCCTCAAGTTTGATTTTGGACCTTCATCAGAAATCCCGGGCCCTATAAACGAAACCGACGAGTTCAACCGCGGGGTTGAGACCGTAGCTTTGGCAGTAGAGAAACTGGTACAAGATTTCGAACTCGTGGCATACATTCGAAAGCTCAAGCGATGAAGCCGACTGACTATGACCCCAAGCACCCTCCAAAACTAAGAGAAGTCAAAATCTGTTGTATATCGGATACCCACACTGAGACAAATAATCTCAGTATTCCGCAGTGCGACATCGTGATCCACGCAGGTGATATCACCTATAGAGGTGAACTAGACAAGCTCTCTCGCTTTGACGAGTGGGGAGGAAGACTTCCTCTTCCTACTGAGAGGAAAATTGTAATCGCAGGAAACCACGACATCACGTTAGAACGCGAGCACGAGGTCGCTGAAGCGCATCTCACACAGTGGACCTACCTACGCGATAGCGCTGTAACTGTGCTCGGGTTGAAGGTATACGGGACTCCTTGGAGCCCCTCCTTCTACCCCGAGAGCTGGGTCTTTAACCAAGACCGCGGAGAACCGGCCCGACAGAGGTGGGAACAAATCCCCACAGACACAGATATCCTGGTAGTACACGGACCTCCTTACGGATACGGGGACGCGGTACGTGGGGTCAACGTGGGTTGCGTAGACCTCACAAACCGTCTAAACTTGATTCGTCCCCGATTGACAGTGTGCGGTCACATCCACGAAGGCTATGGAATTTTTGCTGCCCCTTGGGGCACAGTTGTAAACGCTTCTGTAATGACAGGCGGGTACAAGCCAAAAAATAAACCCATCGTTATTACCGTGACGGTTCCGACGGAGTCTTGAAGTACTGAAGATTGATTTTCATCGCCTTATCTAGGATTGTGGGTCAATCTTTAGAGGGTTGGCCGAGTGGTCTAAGGCGGCGGTTTTGAAAACCGCTGAACCCTAACGGGTTCCGGGGGTTCGAATCCCTCACCCTCTGTTAGAATGGAGTCCCAAGATGTTCGGAAACAGTGCGTTGTTCCACGATGAGTTCCGCTTGCTTCTAAAAGAGCAGCTAGGTTTTGACGAGGTTGCGGGGCCTGACCCCACCAAGCTAGCCTCGTTCTCTAGGCTTGCGTGTGTACACTCTGTTGTAGTAGACTCTTGGGTGAGAGGACTGGGACGTCCCACGCCTCCACAGGAACGAACACTGATCGCTATGATGAAATCAGTGATGCTACATTCTCAGACCCTATGAAGTTTCTAAGTCTTGAAACCGCCGAGGCCGTCGCTAAGCGGGTAAACCACCAACTTAAAGAGTGGGACATCCCCATCTCGGCCCGACCTAATTTTATCATTCTGGTAGCCTTAGTGGTCCGAGAGCTTCGCGCAGAAGCCAGGAGCCAGAAGCCAACCTCCACCGACGAATAGTTTCTTGCCAAGCCCCCATCCGGGGGCTTTTGTCGTTAACCCATAATCGAACCAGGAATCATGAAAATCGCAATCGCAGAACTCGAAAACCAGTTTGAAACCTCTTTAGACGCCTACTGCCACAGTCTAGAGCACGGCGACGAAGAACGAGCACGGGAAGAAGCGTATAGAGCCGGAGATTATCTAGACGCCATCAAAGTCCTGAAGACCCCAGATGCTGCCAGAGTTCTGAAGCATCGTAGGTTTATGGAAGCAGTGATGGCGGCTGGCTGAACTGTTAGCTCTTAGTGCTCCCCTTGGAGGGAAACACACCAGCTTCTCTCAGGCGTCTTAGTGCCGAGGCGGCTCCTGTCTTAGACCACCTGTCGTAAAGCCTTACAATATCCTGAGGGGTCTTCAGATCGGTAAGTTCACGGACTTCGTCTAGTATGCGGACGTAGTCGTTGAATCCGTCTGACAGATTCAAATAGACGTGAGTCAATCCATCTGGAGACAAAGGGGCTGCGCTTTGGTAAGCCCGCTCTCCTAACTGGACGACGTAATGACGCGTTATGCCCTTACGGCTCACGTGCTCTGCGAAGAACCCGGTCAGGAATAGCGCTGCGTCTCCTGCACGGCGCAGACGCATAAAGCGCTCGTGTGAATCCTTGGATTCCAGAGCCTGTCCCAGTTGCAGAACAATGGGGGTTGAGTAATCTGCTGGCTGGTTTACCTGACGAATTAGCAAGTTCACCAGGTAAAACTCAGTCCACTGTTCTATTTTGAGGTGTAAGCGGCTAGAGGCTTCTGCTATTGCCTCGTAAAAGAAGAGTTGAAGGTCTTCGCTTTTGAATGCCACTTACCTGCGCTGATCCAGCACGGTAGCGTTGGCCATTGACGCCTTCCATGCCTTTTCGACTAACGTATTAACCTGAGTTAGGCCCTCTACCATCTCAGGGTCTTTCGCTACCTTCCTCAGCTTAGAAACTGCTAATGCAATTTGCATGAGTAGGCCGGAAGCAGGCCCACCCATCATCGCGTTATTGCCCGCAGCCCGCTCCTGGACTTTCAGCTTCTTGAGGGTTCTAGCCGCTCGGAGTAGTCGTTTTTGTAGGTCTGAACGCATTGTACTGCCTATCCTATATCCCACTCAGATCTATATCCAGATCTTCGCTGTTGATTGCGTCCAACGCCGTTTGTACTCTAGGCATGATTGTCTCGTAGAGAGACAGCAGGTCCGGACGCTTCTTTTGTAGAAGAAGCTTGAAGGCTAGAGCCGAGGGCGAATTGTTCTTCGTGCAGAACTCGATGGCCTTCTCGTACAGGGCGTGTAGAGCAGCCTTGTCAGGCTTTGGACGTGGTGTTACGGGCGTTGCAGGGGCGGAGACTGCCGGGGCCGCTGTCGGGGGCTTAGGCGCGTCTACGGTCTCCTCTACAAACGGGACCTCATCCAGAAGCCGCTGCTTCTCTTTCGGCGGCAGGGGGAGAGCCTCTATGACCGTCTTGAGTTCCTCTGGAGTATATGCGCGCAAGGACACTATCGCCCGGACTCGCTTAAGGCGACGTATACTGTCATCCTTGTCCTGAGTCAGAAGACCTTTCAGATTCTCCAGGCGACTGGGCTTAGAAGGAGGAGCGGGCGGGGCCTCTTCAAGCGCCTTTTTCAGCGCGTTGATGGCGTCTGAAGCCTCGCCCTTTGTCCACGGCGGGGCCCCCAGGTCGGTTACCTTGGGGCGTCCCAGCTTCTTCAGCTCGGCTTCAAGTTCCTGTACCTTAGCCGTCTGCTTTTCAGTAGCCGGATCGCTACGCCACTCGCCCTTGGGACGTGCAGGTGCAGCAACCGGAGGCGCGATAGCACCCAGAGGGTCTTGTCCCGCCTGAACCTGTCTAAGATAATTGGCAAGTCCCTGTAGGTACTTGATAAAGCCCTGCTTAGCGGTGGAGGACAGATCCTTGGACTTGATTGCCTTAGCTACTTCGCTATAGGTCAACCCCTTCAGCCCTGTCTCAAGCTCTCCGTTGAGAGTGAGCAGTTCTTCGGGCGTCAGACCCGCCTGCCTTGTCACGTAGTCTAGGATTTCTTCCGTGACCTGAATATTGCCCAATTCCTTTGGCAGTCGACCCCTGGGCTTCTGTTCTGAAGGTGCGGGAGCCACTGCGGGCGCAGGCGCAGCGACCGGTGCAGGCATCCGGAGAATTTTACCCAGTGCTAGAATAGACCCGTCTTTGGCCACAGGGACGAAAGCTAGGTCTTCTGCCTGGATATCTTTCTTTACCTGCAATGAGATGTAGCCCGCATCCGCTGCCTGAAGAAGGGCATTCTTAGCGGCATCCGGAGACACTTTTCCTTCAAGACCCTGTACCACGTCAGCAACGTTGAACCCGCTCTTGGTCTCATTTGCCTTCACTGCATCAAGGACCTGAACCACAACAGCTTGGTCAACCTTTTTTCGGATGGTCGGAGGAGGCCCCTTGGGCTTTTTCTCTTCCTTAGGCACGCTCTTTGGTTCGGCAGCCGTTGGTTCTGGCAACTGGATACCCGGGATATCCGCGTCCTGCAGACCATTTTCGTGCATGTACTGAATCAGGTCATCAAACAGAACTGCTGCAGGTCCCTTCAACGGGGCCCTAACCTTCTGAAGTCCGCTCTTCTGCACTGTCCGCAATAGCGACAGGGCGGTACTAGAATCCTCGGCGTCCAGTTCGAACTCCGTAGACATCATGTTCCAGATGTTCCGCTGCAGTCGGGCCTTGGCGGTATCGCGCTGCGCGGGTTCCTCTTCGTCGTCCGGAGTGACCTCGTCCGACGTAAGGAAATCCACCGCTTGCTGCAACTCAGGAGAGAACGTCTTTCCTCGTCCTCTTAGGGTGTCTGTAAGCTCTTCTTCCTCTTCTTCGGAGACGGAAGCGGGTTCCGGCATATCTGCCGCTAGCTCGTCTGCGTTGAAGTCGGGCTCGTTTTCTTCTACAGCCTTTAGATTTGGAGTTCCATCCTTGGCAAAGTAGGACTCACGACCCCCTAGAGGTGGAATAGATACTCCACGGAAATCTGGCAAATGATCTGCGTTTACGAGACCCTTCTCCAGGAAGAATTCCGCGATGATTTCAACCACATTTTGAAGGACGGTGTCTTGAGTCTTTGCGGATGCTTGCTCCAGCGAAATGCTTTTTAGAACGCGAACTGCGTCCGCAAACATGTTCTTCTGGTCGTCATCCAGCTCGTACTCCTTTGCCATCTCATCAAAGATCGTACTACGTAGTTCTTTACGCTCCGCCTCTTCTGGAACCGGAGGCTTGGCCTCTAGAATTTCCTGCAGCGATGGAACGGCTTCCACCGGGGCTTCTTTCGCTTGCGCCGGATGGCTGAATTCAATCCCAGTCAAAGAACTGAAGTCGGGGTGCCCAGGAACACCAGAATCGAATTCTGCCCTGTTCTTGCCCAGGTGTACGAGAATCTTCTTTACGAGAGGCGTGTATGCGGGACGCTTATCCAGTAGGGCCTGAAAGATAGAGGCCGCAGTTCTGCCCTCTTCCATGTGAAGCTGAACGCTGACCATGATCTTGTAGGCAGTCTCTGCCTCGGACCTATTCAATCCCAGGGCCTTGACCATTACCTCGAAACTAGGAGTTCGCTCACCCGCTGCTGGCGAAATTTCTTCCTTCTGTTTCTCTGTGGCTGGCTTGATTTCATCCTGCTGCGTCGGAGAGGCGGGGGGAGCGCCTTCGCCGAACACCTTGTCGAGCCCGTAATTGTCTCGCATGTTCGCGAGACCCTTAGTCCTGTTCAGCCGATTCAGATAGTTCTTCATCTGCTGGAAGAGGTAGGTGAGGCTGTAGGGCTTTGCGTTCTTCTTATCCAGGGCAGAGAACTCTTCACCCATGGCGTCCAAGTCCTTACCGCTTTCGGCAAGGTCAGACATGCGTACAAGCATGTCTAGAACACGCTGTTCCGTGGCGGATACGGGCTCAATGCCGCCTTCAGTCCCCGCCTCCTCCTGCATCTGCTCTTGCAGAGAGCGGATGAACGGAGTCATCTGCTGTTCGAGAGGCTTTGTGTTGTCGAACTCTTTGGTTGTCGGAAACTTATGTGACCCATCGTAGAGGGACACGAGATTCCACTTGCCGTTTTCGGTCTTCAGATCGGAGTGCAACGAAAGGAAGAACGCCAAGCGCTTTGCCAGACTGAGAGCGGACGAGGCGTCTTCGCTCTTAGACGCCTTCAGTCCCTTCAGGATCTCGGGCATGGTCTTGCCACGGAGCATGACACGAATGATATCGTGAAGGGTTTTGGCAGCTTCTTTGTTTCCCAAAGAAGGTTGAGCGTTTAGAAGGGACTCGACCGCCGAATCGTTGCTCGACAGATCCAGAGTCTTCTTCAGAATCTCTACCGGTTTGACGATAGAAACTCGATTCATATTTGTCAGGTCCCAGACTTCTGGAGATACCTTGATGTCCTCTCCATTGTCGATCAGGAACTCAGCAATAGACCGAATGACCTCGTTCTGGTCGGGAAGCGTCTGAGTCTCCGAGAAACCCGGCTTGAAGTCATGGATACTTTTACCCGCAGCAAAGTGCTTTCTTAGCGCCGACAGTAAGAGACCGAAGTTTTCAACGCGCTTCTGCCAGGCCTTCTTGGACTCTTCGGGATCCAGATGCAGCGAAACTGACTGAAGCTCTTCAGCAAGCGTGCGCTCAGTATTTGTGGACAGCTCTGTTCCTTGGGGCTTGAATCGTACCTTGTCCCTCATATCCGCAATTTCGTCTGCGGACAAATCGGAAGTAACCTTATCGGCCTTCCCGCTGGGTGGTTTGATTCTGGTACTGTCGGGTTTCGACTCGATCGGTGCAGGTTCTGCCTTGGGCTTAGGAGCGAACTTTTCCGGAGCAGGCTGGTAAGGCTTGCGCGTGTCCTTTTCAACTCCTGGTCCCCACTCCACGCTCTCTTCTCCGGGCTTAAGAGAGCGGGGCGGCGAGTACCCGGGTCCTTTGACGTCGTCCTTACTCGGCAGTTCGAACATGTTTTCGACTGCGTAGCTGCCATCCCCACGAACCAAGTCGTCTCGATCCTGAAGGAAATTTCTTACGTTTTGGAGCAGACCCAACTCCTTGTTGGAGTTGTGATTCTTTAGGTGCTGTTCTAGCTTTTGCTGAAGAGGCTCAATCTTAGATTTGAGTTCTTCGCGCTTGGTGTCAACCGCGTCCTCTTGCTTGCGCAGAAGCTCCGTGAACTGTTGCTGCTGCTTGCGGATTTCCTCGATCTTTTGCTTTAGCTGCCGAAGGCCTTTGCGCACTTCCGCTTCAGCTTGGCCAACGATCTTTTCTCTCAAAGATCTCAGAGAGTCACGAGCTTCTTTGGACTCGGCCTCCAGGTCGGCGTAAGCCTCGTCAAGGTCTGCTCCCTTAGCGTCCTTCAAATACGCGTAGTTCTGAAGCTTCTCTTCTTTCCAGATGGCGTCAGCGCGCTCAGCAGGATCTTCAATCGCATCCACGTCTTCGGTATCGAAGACGTCAGAGATAGAACCCGACTTGATTGCAGCTAGCAACTCTCCGAGAAGCTTAGTCTCCTTCAGCTTCAGGGCCAGCTCTTGCGCACTTTCAGGTCCCGCCTGAGAAATAGCCTGGTCTCTTAGCTCTTCGCGGGCTTGTAGTGCGTCTTTACCGCTCTTCTGCAGTGTTTGAATCTGGGCCTTGGTGTTGGAGAGCGACTCTTTTAGTGCGTCCAATTCTGCGCGCAGACCGACCGATTTCTCGTCCAGGAGCTTGACGCCCTTTTCTGCTACGCGGTCTACATCCTTCTGCCTCTGATTGACGAGATCGTGAATTGAGCCTCCGGACTTGGCTGTGGATTCCAACTCCGTCATCAAGGCTTTGAGGAGTTCAGGATCTGCTTTGGGGAAACTCTTCTGTATCTGCTGGAAGAGAGGCACCTTAGGAGGTTCGACTCTAGGCTTCTTAGGCGTGAGAGCTTCGTTTCTCTCCATCGCACTAAGTTCGTCCCTAAAAGACGACTTCCCCACATGTTTTGTGTTGTACGCGACAAAGTCAGGGTACTTAGACTCGTAGAAGCTCTTGCGCTTCTCCAGGTCTGCATCAAACGCCGTCTCGAACTTCTTTAGGGCTCGCTCGTAGACTTTACGTATTACTGCCATAGCCTCTGGGGCAATTTGTCCATCTTCATCCACTTCAACGCCGAACTCGTCGGCTGCAATTTCCTGTAGACGTGCCCCGAGTGAAGACGCAGGGCGTTGACCTTCCGGAAGAATGTCGTGACTCTTATCCTCGTCGTCCTGGTCTCTACGCAGGTTTCCGGGGATGGCCCACATCCATCGCAGAATGTTTTCCTCGTCTTGAGGGAACTTAGACCTATTAGCTCCCAGCAGACCGTTAAGGACGTGTTGAAACCCTGCTGCGTTTTCTTCCGACGCCTGATTTAGGTAGGATAGGAACTTGTCTTGAGCAAGGCCCTTTTCTCCCTTGCCTAGAAGCACCGCACTAAAGGGGTTTAGCATCCGACTCAGACCCTTGTCTGTTTCGGCCTTTTCCTTCAAAATTTCGACTAGGGTGTTTTGGGCCTTTTCCTGCTTGACCTTCAGAGCATTCATTTGGCTCTTGTATACTTTTGGGTCTTCCTTGCTGTAAGAGAAGGGGGGTCGAGCGGCGATCTCCTGGATAGAAAGACGCTTGCCCTCGGCGCCCACACCCATAATTCCTTCCAGAATGGTGCGCTCTTCTTCGTTCAGTCTGGGGTCATCCTCTACGGTTAGAACTTCTCCCACCACGTCCAAGAGCTTGTCAATGTTTTCCTGGGCCAGGGCCTGCTCGGCGATAGACTCTGGATCCGCCCCTTCTTGGGCTGCCAGATCCATAGGAGACAGGGCCTCTTCACCCTCCTCCGAGTCGGAGCCCGGAGCCGACGGGCTCACAAATCTCTTAGACCGAATTGTCTGGGTATAGCGAACCGTGACCGTGTCTCCTCCATTTTGAGGAGAGAACTCCAGGGTTCCTCCGAAAGGGTTAGCTCTATATTGGTTTTTCCCTACAACGCTCTGGCTTTCCAGTCCTGGTGCTTCGATTAGAAATGTCTTGTCGAGATTTTCCCTACTAAACCAGATGTTTCCAGAAGAAGTCGCAAAAAGAAATGAATTGGGATCCTTGGCGACTTTTGCTTTCGTTTCGACACTCCACTTGCCTTCAACCCTGTTTAGCTTGACGCCTGTTTCTGGATCCGTAACTGAGATTTGAGCGGTGGGGTGTGCCTTTTTGAGGGGGATCAAGACGTGTTTGCTTTTGTTCTCGACTTGGCCCTCTTTGTTTTTAGGGAGTCTCGTCTTGAACGCGATACCGCGGGCTGACGTAAAGTCATGTCCTGCTGAGTCTTGCACTTTTAGGTCTTCAAGTCTGAACCCTGTTACACGTTCTCCTCCTGAGACCAGCTCAACGAGACCTCCGTCTTCAGGGATTGTGATGCTACTGACTCCCGCCCTTGAGACGTTTTCTACCTGCTGTTCTCTTTTGTACTTATCAAAGACGCTCTTAAGAGCGTTTGTCACGCGTCGATACACGGTGGGAGCCGCGAACACCCGAAAATCCTTGGGGTCAGGTGTCTCTTGCTTATTCCTTTTGTCGCGGTCGAACTCCAGAATGGCTTGTCGAAATGCATCAAGCGCCACAGTCTGTAGGTCTGCAATTCCAACACCCGCTTTTTCGAACACATCACGGACAGCCCGGAATGGTACAGGCTTCCCGGAGAAGTACGAAGCTCCGTCAAGAATCCATTTGTTCAATAGTCCCGTGTAGTACTTAGAAAAGTCTACAATTTCTCGGTCTAGTTCGTTGGCCCCCTGGCGGACCTTTTTGATGTACTGAAGAGTAGGCCGATCTAGACTTCGGCCCCCTGCTTCTCCAAACTCAGGAAAATCTTCGTCTTGTGCCTCCGACTGCATTTCGTAGACACGTTCAGAAATCAAGCTAGCCAGCGGATAAAGCCGCCCCAGTTTAGGGGCTAACTCAGCTTCTACGAAGTCCCGAGCCAAGCTCCTGTTGTCGGGGCTGTCGTCAGCTTCTCTCTTGGCCAGAAGGTGCTCCAACTTCATAAAGTCACTAGCATCTGGGAGATTAGAGGAATCCGACTTGCTCTCTTCGAGTTCAGCAACTTCGTCCTCGATTAGAGGAACGATAGTCTCCGATACGAACGCGGGATTTGGGTGGTCCAAAATCGCTGTCCAGAGATTTTGTGCTCGCGCCTTTAGCCCCTCTACGGCCTGATACTCTGCCTTTGGATCTTTTTCCAGGGTAAGTTTCTTCGTATTCTTTCCAGGAATGAAGTACTCGACACGATAAGTGTTTCCGCTGGCAGAAGCGTCTCCAAAGTGCAGGAAGCCATCAGCGTAGCTGTATGCAACTTCGCCCGGCCCAGGCAGATTCGTGGGCTTTTCGTTCTTTAGGCTGGTGAGCTTTGTTCGAAGCTCTTTCCCTGTCTTAGAGTTGGTGACCTTCAACCCCTGCGTCAGATCAACACCCTTCTCCAATTTAGCACGGAGCGAGTTGTTGACGGAAACCTCTTTTACGAGGGGCTTCCACTTGAACCAGGCTTCGTTCAAGTGCCAGAGACTTTCCTTGCTTTCCATAGGACGCTTAGGTGCGGCCTTGGGGCTTTCCTCGTCCCCGTCCTCGTCGTCCTCACCTTCTGCTTCGGATTCTTCATCCTCGTCATCCGGAGGGGCCTCCAGCCACAGGTAGTCGATCTTGACGCGCCGCCCTACGTCTTCTGGCGAGAAGAAGACTGTGTTCTCCAAGACGAAAAAGTGTGACTTGCCAAAGGTCTGGTCCTCGGACCGGGCAAACTCTTCATGAGTCTTTAGCTCAGAGATATCCAAGGAGTCAGGCAGAACGTTTGGGTTCTGCAGCTGCACCTCGCCGCCTTCGGGGATGACAACCTTTTCTGTCTCTTTTTGCGGAGCGCTTAACGACTCAGTCGCCAGCTTTGTGAAGTCTGGATACTGCTGAGTGTATCGGGTCACTCGAACAATTCGATTGGCAATTTTGCGGGGCATTTACTGAGCCTCAGATATCAGACGTTTGAAAGATCGGGGATAGAGGTGCTGCCTGGTTTTGTTTTGTCTGGAATCTCACCTGGCAGCTCTGGCTCTGTGCCGATGCCCTCTTCTTCCTTCTTTTTCTTCTTGCCTACGTCCTTGGACGGAAGCTCATGCTTGACGGGACTCGTCTTTTCTTCTTTGTGTGCTTTACCTGCCAGAGTTCCTAGAATCTTGGTCAGGTCTTGCATGTCGGAGAGCTTGGACTTTTCTGCCCCAAGCTGGGTGGCGAAATCCGACAACGCACTTACTTGGGTGCCGGGGAGGGCTTCCTCTCCGCCTTGAAGCAGCTTTTGTAGCTCTTCGCTGGATTCGGTCAACTTAGTCCCCAGTTTGTCCACAAGGGACTGCATCTCGCCGAACATCTCTTTCAGCTTATGCTTTTTAGGGAGCGTACGCATAAGAGCTAGAAAAGAGTCCGAATTGTCCTGAAGAATGGATAGTGCGGTAGTTTCGGGCTTGACTGTTTCCAGGATCGGAGACCCTACACCCTGAGGGTCTGAGTTTGAGATCGCTTCGATAACACGATAAATCCTCGGCTGCATTAGCAGCGGAGCATTTGCGTGCACGAAGCGGAGTTTCCGAATTGCAGAATCCATTACCGGCCCTTAGGAATGTCACGAACCTGCTGAACTAGCTGGTCTCCCATTGGGGGTGGACCACTCACCTGGTCCAAATAAGGACCTGGAGGGTATTCTCGACTGGGAGGTTTACCATTTTGCGGTCGGTTTGGCAGCGGATTTACCAAGCTGTCGGCCTGTACGTCGGAGGCATCTTCTGCCCCCTCCCCGCTTTTGCCCGAAGACATTTCTACGTCTTTGGCACTCATGTGGGTGTACAGAGAGTCGTGCAGAGGTGCCAAAATAACCTCAAATCCATTTACGGAACTTGGGGCCTCTTCCTTCATAGCGCGAGGCATTGTTGAGTGTAGGTAGAGCACGGGCTTTCCCTTTGAACTCAAATCGCGACGCACATCCTTGATTCTCGGGTCTCCCTTAAACATAGACCGAAGCTTTGCGACTGCTTCGTCTACTTCGGCCTCATCCGCTCCCGAGGGAGCAACAGGGTCGCGGGGAAGATTGTTGAATTTCAGGCCGGGCTTGGTCTTTTTGTGCACATCGTCAAGTATCTCCTGCTCCGAAAAGTCCACCGCAGGCGTGATGGGCTTAGACTGATCAGGATTTACCAGAAATACTTCTTCGGTCTGCACGACTGGGCCATGGTCCTCGACGACGGGCGGCTGACCGTCGAGTACAGGCAGGGGGAAGGGAGCATTACCGCCCGCGGGAGGAAAAGGGAGGCTGCTGTCTCCCGGAGGCGCCACACGAGGCGGCACCTTCAACGTTACATCTCCAGGAAAACGGCCGAAGGGCGTAGCAGGAGGCGGCATCAGTGCAGGCGGTGGCGCCATCTCAACTGGAGCGGGGGCGGAGGTTTCTTTCGGAACTTGAACGATGTAGAAGACTTCGTCTTCGCCAATCACGTGACCAAAGGGAAGGTCAGGGGGCGGCGGAGGCCCCTCCACAGGACCCGGAAGAGCCATGGGCATGGGTACGGGCGTCAGGCCAGGCATCATGCCCGGTTCACCACAAGCTTCGCGTGAAGGGGTAATCCAGGGACGATTGAGGGTGATCTCTTTGCCGTTATCGATGCGTCGAACCTTGTACTTCGGCATCGAGGTACCGTGCTTAGACCGGACAGCCTGGACCATTTCGACCATGGTCTGGTCCCCTGAGTCGGGGTCCTTGGCCATCCAGCGAGTTCCTGGCTCAGGAATCAGACCAATAGCCCCGTTTGCGTAGCGAATTAGATCGGTTTCCACCGCCACCAGGATATTACTTCCGGTGCGGAGACGAGACGCCATGTGAGCTACCCGCGCTCGGAGCGGATGTGTTTCAGGCAGATTGTTCGCAACGTCCACCAGCTTTTCGGCGCCTGTGAGGGTAAGCGTTCCCTGCCTAACGCTCGCTGCGGTTCGAGCCTTGGCTCTTGGGATGTAGGTCATCGCGAGACGAAAGGCCGCAGACCGAGAGATCGGAAAATCGGTATACCGGTATACGCCGAAGTCCTTCGCGACAAATTCATCCGCATCTTCCATGATCTGGAAGATTTCCACCTTGTAGTTGAACTCGCTTCGAATCTCGGACAGGAAGAAGTTAATTTCCTCCTCGCGATCGAACGGCACTTCATAGGTGAAGTGTCCTGCCTTACGGGCATTCTTCTTTCGAAGGAAATCACGAAATTGTGGGTCTCGTACGGCGTTGGCCGTAAAGGTGACCCGCATAACGGGTCCCGCAATTCGCAGTGTTGAGGCTTGCTTCGGCATTCTCTCACCCTCACCGATAGTCTCCAGCAGTGTTTTATCTGCTGCGACTGCAAAGTTTCCGCTGACTAAAACCGGCTCATTAGCAATCATGTAGACCCGGTATTGAAATTCTCCCCTTCGATTTGATTGGGGAAACTGTTCGAGCATCTGCTCTAACCGCTCATCAATAACCTTCCCGCAGAATAGTTCTCCGGATCTGCGGTCAGACTCCACGAACAACATCCTCACGAACGGGTCAGTTTCCGCGATAAGCTGCAGCTGTTCAATGAAATCTTTGTCAGCTAAAACTTCAACTTTTTCAAGTAGACTGGCTTCTTTGACGCGTACAAAGCTCTTGCACCTAACATAAGAGCCCTGGCTCCAGTCAAAAGAAGGACACGCATTTCCGTTCTTACGACAAAAAGCAAAGCGGTCTGTAAGCGCCGTGTGCATCTCTGGAAGTCGCTTGTCGGGACAATCGTCCTTAGACACCTTCCAATTGCCCTTCGCACCCATGTAGGCAGGGATAAGCCCAAGCTCTTCCACGTGGTAGTTTTTGACACGATCCAGGGCGTCAGAAACCCGCTGGGCTGTTAGATGAGAGGACCTCTTTTTCAGGAGGTTTTCGACTCTAATCAAAACTCCATGAGGAGAAGGCACAGATCCTAAACGAAGGGTCGAAGACGTCTCTTGCAATGCAGGACCCGTCTCTTCGAAGTATTGATTCCATCGTCCTAGAATTGACTCCCTCTCGGAGGGCCAAAATTCATCAATGTAATTCCAGTAACTACGAACCTTCTCTACAAAAGCTTCTTTAGGGGGACGCTTAGAGTTGACCTTGATCGTATTGATCGTGTCTGCTTCCAGCTTAGCGTACCTGGTGTACCCGCGTTCTAGCCCCTCCATGGTGGAGTCCAGAAGCTCAATGACTTCGTCTGGCTCTAGATTTTCGTCCTCGACAACGGACGAGATCCCTACTCTAATTTTATCCAGCAAGTTCAGCTGTGCGTCAATCTTAGGGGGAAGACTTAGTTCTTTCACCTCGATAAAAAACTTGCTAGCACCTTCCAGGTCGTCCTGGTACGCGAGAGCTAGAGGAATCAGGTTAGTAAGGTGATGCGCTACGCCGCTTTTGACGAGAGCCTCCCACTCCGCTTCTGATATCTCCAGAAACGCCTTGGACAAGTCTTTCGGAGAACCGCTCTGTTCAGCCATTAGAAACCGACTCAATGATGTGAAGGAAGGCGGCGTCTAGATTTCTAGAGGAGACCATCTCCATCAAAGGGCTCTCCAGATTTGTCTGGATTTGCGTGCCGCCTTCAGCAAGGATCTGGATATCGCGATAAAGACTGGCAGCACACCTTAGGGCCTGCCGTTCTACCTTAGGTTCTCTGGCCGTCTGTGCCCTAGCCGCAAGAGTCATGAAACCTCTTCGTAGCCCTTGCAGTTGTGCAATCTTCTGACTAGGGACCAACGCAGCGCTAGCAACCCTGCGCAAGATTGAATTAGCTAGGCCCCTGGTATCGATGATCAGGTCGATATGGTCAGTGACGCATTCATTGAGGCGCTTCTCAAGGTCTGAGCCCCTCATGCCCTTTAGAAGTTCGGCGTCAGCCCCCATTTCTTTCAGAATTGCAGTGGAGAGCGCTTCTCGAAGTTGCCGAACTTCGGGTCTGGCGTGCAGTTTAAGCTTTCGGAAAACCTTTTCCATCTTGCGCCTAAACTCATCCCAGTCCTGTCCCCCTGCGAGACGCAGCAACTCTTCGGATTCCTCCGCGCACCCAGCTTGTCGGATGTCTCTTGCTAGACTTGTGATCATAGTAGATTGTGCCTGCCCGCTAGGTATCCCTACATAACTCAAATTACCCGTAGATCCGGGCTCGGACCCTTGGTTTTTCTGCGCACGAGCCTTGTCTCTCGCCTTGTCTCTAAGCTCAGATACTTGCCTCTTTTGTCCCTTAGGCCACAGTTCACAAACTATCTGTGTCGCGTCCGGGTCTTTAACCAGCTTCTTGTACTGAATTCCGTTTTCGTTTAGGTCGTCAAAGAAGGCTTTGGGAGAGGCATCTTTGTCTCTTCTGAACTTCAGGACAATGACGTCTGTACCCGTCAACGGATCTTTAACAGTCCGCATGTCAATGTATCGAAGTCGGTGCGACTTCAATAGCTTGACTGCAATACCCCTTATGTCGGCAGAACCGGGCATAGCTATCTCCGACGTGTACGATTAAACAATTCGGAAAGACGTCGAAGGCGTTCTGCTTCTTCGGGTATCGCCTTGATCTCTTCGACCTCTTGCTGCACGGCATGTTCTTCCGTGCGTGCTACCGCAATCGTGGCTTCGGCTTCTGCGTGAACCTTGGTCAGGTCTTCTCGCAGCTGAACCTCTTTGGCCGCAATTTCAGGGTCTGGCTCTGGAGCGGGACGCTTGCGTTGCGCTATAAGGAATACCACGCCCCCAATAGCACCAGCCGCCGCCAGGATATATCCCCAGTACTTTTTAGCCAGGTCAGGCTTCAGCCACGCCAAGAGCAATAAGGCTCCAGCCGCCAGAATTCCAATTAGGATTAGGTAGAACTGTTCCATAAGACCTCAGATGATGATAGGTTCAAATGTGGGGAGAACGTGAAGACTTTCCTCGAACTGTCCCTCAACCCACATTTCCAAAATTACGTCCGAGGTGGCACCTGTAATCTGCAACATCACTGTGTGGTAGATTAGACCTTCTCCTAGGAAGGTTACAGGGAACACATGCCATAGAAGCTCGTTAGGAGCGATTACCTCATCCACCATTACGGTGAGGAAAGAGCCCGATAGGAGCGGATCGTCACTCACTCCAAGGTTCAAAACTTGGGTAATAACAACACGCAAAGAATCTGAACTGGACGTATTCCGAAAGAAAATCTTAGGCTGCAGAATGGGTGCAACTGGAAGATTTGTTTCAAGTGTCTCCGTCCGCGTCTGGTTCGGTGCCGTCATCCGAACTGGGTACAACTGGCGTACTGGGATTAGCATCCTAGGTTCCTCGCAATCCGTTCTAGGCGCACTGCCATGGCAGTCAAAGTATCGTAGGGCTCAATCTTCTTGAGAGAACATATCCTCTCGAAATGGGCCTTAGCTCGGCGCCATTGCTCTACCAGCAGTTTAGACTCGTAGATATCACTAGAATAGTGCTTCACTACCCAGCGCCACACAGAATCGGCAGCAGGGTTCATAGCATCAGGTCCATTTTTGTACGAAGGAGATGGCTTCATAGTCCCTCCTCCAGTCTCAGCTTAGACCGAAGTTCGTTGTTGGCGTCAGGCCCCGTATCCAACTGCTCAGTAAGAGGGATGTAAGGGTCGTCAGCCCGGGTAACAGGCACGGTTCTAGATAGCGACCCGAGTAAATTTGGGTGCCCAGGAATAGGATCGGTTTGAACCTCTACTCGGATCCGCATGTCGGTTTGAACTGGAGGGTGACTGAACTGGAAGACAAAATCTCCTTCACTGCTCTCCCCGTTGCCAAATCTTCGGTCGAAGTCTATCGTCAACAGCACCTGATTGCGGTATAGGAGAGAACAGGTACCTTCTCTGACGTAACCCGGAAAACCAAGCTCTTGGTCGGGATCCAACACGTATACAGCGACCAATACCGTATCTCCGTCCGCGATATACTCGGCGCGGGCGTCCAAGACCAGCTTGGCTGGGACAGGTATGGTGGGAGGGGCCATTTATAGGATGGGAGTAGGGGCACGGAACGTAGTTCCCTGGGACCCTGTGGTTACGTTTCTGTTCCGGTAAGTCACTGTCAGGGGATCGCTGATCAAGAGAGTCACATGTTCTACTTGCGTGGCAGCAGCGGCATCGTAGGAGAACGTAACTGTCAACTCGTACTGCGCAAAGGCAGCCGGTGTCAGGTCAAGTGCGCCTGTGTACAAGAAGGAACTGCCCGGGGCCAAGGCCAGAAAAATCTCTCCCAAGTTTCCTAGCGCGAGGTCTTTAGCTAGGGCCCCCGTAGTCGGATCGACTCTGAATATTTCACATAGGGGATTTGAGTCTGGTGTTACCAATGTGCCATTCGTTCGTTTGGAAACGAGGCTAACTGCCACAAACTGCTGGTCGCGATGTGCTAAAATTTGGGGCATTAGACTGCCTCCTCAAGGGTCGTAGGTAGTTCGTCATCATCGATACTGCGATTAAAGCTGCGGCTCAGAGATACTCGCTGCTCCATCTTATCGATTAGAGAATTCACATTCTCAATAGCCTTTTCGATGTCGCTTCGGGCTTTGATGACTCTAGGCAAACTGGCGGGTTTCGGAAAGTACAGAGCAGCTCCAGTTTTGGTCTTCATGACTTCCGGAGTCTGTCCCATTGCTGCCGCAAAAGAGGACTTCTTGGACGATAGAATCATGACCAGGTGGTCTCTAAAAGAGACACCGTTCTCGTCTTGCTGGTCGTCACCAGGTGCGTTAGCCCATAGAATGATCATACGGTATTTGTCATCGAACTCCACAAAACCGGAAAATCTGGACTTACGGATCAGTTCTAGCGTCAGCCGAGCAATATGCTTTCCAATGAACTCGTCCTCCTTTAGCTCCACCGAAGGAAACGCGTCATCAATCTGATCTGGGGCGAAAGGAAGGCGCACGAGCCGTACGATACTTGTGTCGTTTTCGCCGGGCTGGGACACACTTTCTAGTGCTGCCTGCTCCGCCTCATACTGCTCTGCACCTCTTCCAACTCGTACCAATCCAGCTTGGGCCTGAAATAGCTCTTCTAGCCTCTGGGCAGCTCTTTCTAGCTTTTTCCGATCCGTGGAGATAAGTGTCGCCTTGCTGCCCTCCAGCGACCCGCTGACTACTCCATGAGTCTTCTCTTGTATCCGCTTCAAAACGTGGGTCCACGTCCCTGGTGTGCCGCCCCCAACATTTGACTCGTCGAATACCAGGTTTATTTGGTAAGATTCTGGTGTAGTCAGGATGTTAGCTGGATACTCGTACTTGGTGTTGTCTTCCATCTTCCAGTCAGGCCGCACACCTGTTACGGCTCTGACCAGGGCAGGAACGTCGGATTCCGCGAGTGCGTACCACCGCTCTCCATCTACGGAAGGCGAATGGAGGTGGTACAATGAAATTCGTGGACCCTCGGCTGCCGTTCCGGTGGAACGGTTAAACAGAGACGCTACTTCGTCGTAACGCTTGTTCAAAAACTCGGTCTGCTGTGTGCCTGCTCGGGCTTCGTCGTTCCCCACTTCATAGTGGGCTCCCTCTGTAGCGGTCTTCTTGACAGCCGAAATCAAGTCTTCAACAAGACGCACTAACTCCGCACCTGTGTGCTGCGTGACTACCCTTCCCAGGTTGTCTCGAATGTGCTCTGAGTCATGAAGACGCAGCTCATACATCTTCTCACGTAGACGACGCAAAGGCTTGTCTAGAGCTTGCGCCTCTCCACCAGAGAATCCTGGGTCATTGTTCTCAAAGGACCCTCCGCTAGTGTTCTTGACCCAATCATAACGCTTGCGAAAGCTGGGTAGCTTAAATCCTCTCGACTCAAGTCCGCTGCGCAATTGGTCTAGAAGATGTACCGGATTCTCCGTAACTGGCAGGGATTCGGACACTAGATTGTTGTGGGAGTACAAAATAGAGACGAGGGTACTCATGTCCCTATCGAAAAGGGAGGGATCCCCGACTACGTTCTCCAAGGCGGATAGGCGCACCTTTGGATTCGTCAGAACCTCATAGGCAAGCTTCTGAAGGAAAATAGCACGCTTCTCAAGTAAAACTCGGGCTGACATTTATGGCCTCTTGGGTTTCTTGGGGCGCACCGTAGTCCAGGCTCCCAAATCGTATCCGTCTGAACACAGCTGGTCAAACAGCTTGCGCAACAGGCGAGAGGCGGGCTTAGACATAGTGTAGCCGTCGTAGCACAAGGAATTGTGTAGTTCGCGTACAGACCGCTGTAGGGAGGTCTTAGCGTGAAGTGAGGAGGAGCTAGCATTGGACTTGTACGCGGGCACGTCTTGTCGCGCACACTCACTTAGCCAGAATTTAAGAGCCAGGGCCCATTGATCTTCAATTCCCTTGGGGGCTAGGATAGTGTCACGACGTTTAGGGTCACGAAGAACCCTGTTCCATAACCGAATAGCCTCAGGTGAGGCTCCTTCTGGGGGCTTGTTCAGCTTAGGGGACGCTCCGTTTGCTTGGCGTGCTAACCGCAACTTGGTCGCTGCAGACACAGTCGAGGCGGCTGCAATGACCTGTTTTACTTCTGCCTGAAGGTTCAGTGGCATCAAGGGTCGATTCAAAAAGCCTTTTTCTTTGAGAAAAGACGTAGAATCTTCGAGGTCCTGGGGCTTCCAAACCAGAGCTATTGCCTCTTGCAGGTGGTCTAGGCGCACCTTGTTCTTGACGTAAACTTTGGCCATATTGCGCACTTGATCGTCATTAGTAGTGCCGATAGTACGCAATCTACCCAAGAATTGAGTGTAGTATTCTTGTGGCAGAACACTGAAAATCTTCAGCCAGCCCTGGTCTTCCTCAAGAATATCCCAAAGGAGATGCTTGGGAGCGTATAGGATCGCCTTCTTTTGCTGGTCTAGAGGTAGGATATCCATTAGATGAACTCCCTGAGAACCTGGAGTTCCGCACGTGCCTCTTCGACCTGTGCCAAAGCGGTGGCGAGTGCCGCATTAGGCTTGGCGTGTAGGAGACTTGCGGCCTGCACGATAGTGGCTGCCCCTATCTTGGAGCCGCCCTTCTCTAGAATTCTGGAGATCTCGTTTCGGGTAGAGGTTTGGCTCTTACCGGTGGCAACAACGTGGGCCACCTTCTGCGCAAGAGATACCGCCGTATGGTCTGGTAGGGTAGTAACCAGACTACGAATCTCCGCGCCGAGCATGTGAAGCAGCTTCCGGGACGGTGGAGCCATCACACGTTCAAGGTCTGCTTGTACCACCTGTCGCATCCGACGGGCAGCAAGGAGCATCTGCTTCTCTGCGTTAGTAAGGGTAGAGGTCATCAGATTCTCTCGTGTAGTGGAAGGCCCTTTGAAAATTGGGGGCCTTCAACAATAACCTGGGTT